TGATATATCAACCTTATTGTCAGATGAGGTAATGTTATAAGCAGCACCTTTGATAATGTCTATACGATCCCCATTGGGATTAATCTCTGTTGATGTGCCTACTTTGTGTTGTAAATAGATTCTTTCGGCCGTACTGGTATCGTCAAATTCAAGGATGTGGCCGCTCTCTGATTCGTAAACATGATTACTAGGGTAGATCGAAGCGTATGCAATCTCTGGTTGATCCCAAGTATCTGTATCAGAAGCAGCAATAATGCTACCTGAAGCGTCTGTTGTTGCGTCAAAGTCTGCCGTGGGTAAATTAGTTGATCTTGTTGCTTTACGTAATTCAAGGCCAAGATGGGGATTATTCTCATCATTAACGGCCAATCTATTTGTATCGGGTTCGTTAATGTGACGAGGGAAAACTTTGTTAGGGTCATAGAAACCTGAAGTTCCTGCCTCTTCGATAGGTCGACCTGGCAAACTCCCCAATACAATAGGCTCTTGTAAGTAAATGTCTCTAAAGAAACCAAACACCCAAGACCCTTCGACAAGACCAAGAGGTGACTGACCAATGCCTGATATGCCAGATGAAGTAATAGGTAGCACAGGCGAGGCCCAAGGCAAATCTGCTGTGGGTAGGTCTGTCTTATTTTTTGTGTGATAGCCTAGACATCTTACTCTTACTCTGCCTAGTTTCTCTGGATCATGCCGATCTTCTACAACACCAACAAACCATGTAAAACCGTCTCTGCCTAAAAAACTATTAGTACTCATAAAAAATTCCCATAAATGACCGTATTTGATCCAGTCAAGCTATTGTTTTTTTCCGTATTTTTAATGTAAGTATTTATTACTAGAAAGCGAGCCGCGGTGCGAAGCACTAGACCAGGCAAAGATTCGAGGGTCTTTGAGGTTGCTCTATCTTTCATATCTACTCTGGGACCTATCTCGTTCATGTGTTTGTTGATATATTCTTTCATATGTCTCTGAGGTTAATCTCTCTGTGTTGTATGTTGCCTTATGTAAGTACTACTATCTATTGTGGTTTTCTCACGTTTCTGCTGTAATGTCTTACTATCATTGTCTATCATTAGGCCGCTATCATAGTCTTTAGTCAAAAATTTTTTTGGCGCAACTCGCAATGAGTCTCCCAGCCTATTAAGAGCTGCCTTGATGTTTTTAATCGTACTGCGAATCGTCATAGAGATTTACTGGTTTACCTTCATCTTTTACTGATATTTGAAGAGGTGACGCTTTCTCGTATAGAGGTGTCTTATAAGTCTCTTTAATACAAGTAAGAGCCATTGTGTGTATCTGATCAGCAATGTTAAAACTATGTCTAATAGCGGTGATTAGCCACCGTCCTGTAAGGTATTTGTCGTGGTCTGCACTCTTTATGCCGAATTTGTTTCTACCTGCTCTAGGTACGTTTATTCGTATAATATGTCCTATATTTAAATGCGTATTACCATGTGTTTCTAGTTCACATTGTAAGGCATTCATTGTACCTAATATGTTCTTTCTTCTCTGTACATATTCACTTACTTTGTAACCCTCTTTCATGTTTGAATTGTGTATATTGGCTGTATTTGATTGTACCATAATTCTTGCGTCTGAATAGTCTGATAGGTATTTGTATGCTGATCCTTGACTTCTTGTATTTGTTGTTTCTGTATCATTAAAGTCATAGTGTGCCTGAGGTATGAAACCACGATACTCTGCTTGATCTGTCATTGCGTCATCTTTTTCTAAATGCGGTGTTCTTATATAATCATCAATGTAATTATATTCATGTTCCTTAAATGTCTTGTTGTATTGATCATGTGTAATTAGTTTTGACGCATATGTACCTGTTCGTTGACCTGTAATTAAATCGTTTTGAGGTAATACTTTAAAACTCTTTACCGTTCTCATCTGTGACATAGGATTGTCTCTTGGATTGTTTAGACCTCTTGCCGTCTCACTATCTGCAAAATATTCAAACATCTCAGGATGAGGTGCAAGACCCTCTGACTTTGCCATAAAGAAGAAACTATCAATACTTCTAAAGTGAAAACCTTGACCATTTTCATAAAAGAAATAACCAGGTGCAATACTTGTTTTAGGCACAGCACGACTAGCAATCATGTTCATTAAATCAGTAGGTCTTGTATTAGGTGCAACAAACTTAAAATTACCTTGCGTTGGTTGTACATAAAACTTTTTCTTACTATTTAATCCCCATGTATTTTTAAATGTCTTTGCAACAGCGTCATCATAAGGACCATCAAATGCTCTACTAATCTTTGTATTTGAATCTTTGATTGCCTCTGTTGATATGAAGTCTAGTGAAACTTGTTGTGTGTTAGAGTTTAGTCTTTCTTTTGTACACTTGTAAACTGCCATTCGTGTATTTGTAAAATCATATTCACCTTCGCCGTATGTTGATTTTAATGGTGTTCTAACTTTAAACTCTAGGTACTCTTGTCCTAATATAGGTAATTTGTTAACTAAATCCTCTGTATCAACAAAGGTTAAATTACCTGTAATAAAATTTTGTTCTATATCTTCGTAGATTGATAACTCAGCACTGGCTGTAGCAATACCCGCTACATTGCCATATACATTGAATATGGCGATTTCTGAAATTCTAAATTCGCCTGCGTATTGTAGATTGTTTTCATCATAAGTTAACTGACTCACTTTAATCTCCTATCAAGTTTTTAAACTCTTCTACAAATTCTGAAATATATTCTGGTTTTAATATCTTAATTAAACTTTTCTTATCTTGCTCTCTTCTCTCGTACTCGTAATTGGTTACGGTACTTGCACCTGATTCTGTGCTGTTTACTTCTATCAAGTGTGAATTATCTAATGAAGAAGTAGGACCACTTGTTTGTGATACTTCATAGTGATGAGCAGCGTTTGGGTTTGTGTATTTGCCATTAACATAATCATTAAATTGTTGCTCTGATAATGGCCAGTCGTAAAATCTATCTTTAATATTGTTCATTAATAAAACAATCCAGTAATAGTCAACCGTACCATAAAACTTATATGATACATCTTCAGGTCTTTCACCTGCTGGTACTCTGTAAGATGAAAAGGCAGCAACATTATTTCTAATCTCATTTCTAACTTTGACACGTCTTAATATATCAGTGACTACTTTAGGTGATGAAGTGCCGTCTTGCACTGCGTCATAAAACATTGTAGGAAAGTGTGAAAAATATTTACCCATTATGTGTAATCCTGCATTATGTCACCTCGTCTTCTTTGATTATGGGTGCCTTTTATTGCTCTTCGTCTGTCAATAAATTCTAGTTCTTGGAATGTTAAATCAACCGTTGTGGTTACAGGTGGTGCGCCTATCTCGTCAGGTCTGTATGTGACATATTTTTCACCACCGCCATAGTTAACTTTCATATCTGTTAAAGCACAAAATGTTTGTGTGTGTAGATATGCGTTAGCATGACCTCTGTACATATATCTAATTGTAAATTCTGATGGTACTCTAAATGCAAGAGCAGCGCCTGTACCTAATTTTTCAGGTAACATATGATACGTAAATGTATCAATAATCTTTTTAACTTCTTGCGCCTCTTTTCTATTTCTAGGATTCATTTTAAAACTATAAGTAAATGTTCTATAATCTATGCCTTCAAATATCATTTCTTGCATAGGAGCAGGTGCAATACCTGTCTTTCTTTGTAATGCAGCCAATGTGCCTGAAGCAGCACCTAATGTACCAAATGATACTAATGGTTCAATTAATTTAGCAAGTTGCATACCTGTACCTTTTGCTACATCAGCAAAACCAGCATTACCTTTCATCAAATCAGCAAGGGCAGCTGCCCCACCGACTACTGCACCTATCTCAGCAGGTGCATAATTTGATTTGTAATTTACTGAAACATCATCTGGCATATACAATACAACGGTGTCTTTAATTAATTTAACACTTGTTCCTGTTTCACCTTCAGCAGGTGAAAAGTTAGTTGTTGCGTCAAAAAATCTCTCACTTGTAAATGAGTTATTGTAAGCGCCTAATGCTTTGTTTGATACGTTTAAATCTGTTGCTGGTAATTCTTTTTCGTTATTAGTTCTAGCATATACATTGAATATCATGTAATGCCCACTTGCGTCTAATAAATCTAATGGATATTTTAATACACTGCTATGTAAATTTTTACCTAGTGGTGTGTTCTTATTACCTCTTGCACCACCAGTGTTTATATCACTTTGATTTACTTTAAAATCGCCTTCGCTATTTCCTGCTACTCTTGCCATACTACTATTTATCTATATTAATAGACGTTTTTCAATTGAACAACGGTGTTGTCATTGTTTTTTGAAGTCATTTTACCTAATACATTTGTCGTATTAGCGGTTTGTATTGTATTATTGGGTGCAACAACCGTGTTATTTTGACTACCATTTTCAGGTACTAATTTCTGTAATAGATTTTCTAAAGTGTCTGTTTCTAATGTAGTTCTAACAACGGTTCTTTTTGAGTCGATATTAACCAAATCTTTCATATTATCTGTTTTAACATCTTCAGCAGTTTGTACTACACCTTCTATATCTTTTTCTGCGTTCTTAATATCTTTTGCAGCCAGAGCAGCGTCTATACCCACACTTGTGGCTGTACCAAAACCTGGTATTGTACTAGCAGCGCCAGAGGCAACTTCCATAGCAGCACCTTGCATATCACCTGACATCAATCGACCTATACCAAAACCTAAACCTGCAATTAAACCGATTATAGGTATTTTCTTAACAGCAGATTTTAGTAATGTTTTACCTAATACTTTAGATGTTGCTTTTTTAGTTGCTTGTTTAGTAGCAGTTTTTGTTGCTGCTGTAGTAGTTTTCTTTTTAAGCAACTTACTTGCAGCCAGTGTACCACCAGTACCTGCGGCTACCCCACCACCAGCGGCAGCAAGACCACCAAAGTTATTTAAAAAACCTTCTTCTTCTTCTAATAATTTTTCTAGTAATTCTTTTGATTCGTATGTGTTTTCAGCAATCATTTCAAACAGATTTTTTTGTTCATTATATCTGTCTTCTTGTACTGCTTTTTGTTCTTCTAAATTTTCTTCTTTAGCAGCAGACTTTTGCACAGAAGCAGCTCTAGGTACATCAGCGAATACATCTCGTCTTGTTGATTGATTTTCTTCTATCTGTTCTTCTAATGCAGCTGATGGTTGATCTGCACCAAAACCTGTCAAATCATCCTCTATACTTTGTCTTGCTTGTCTTGTTTCTTCTTGCCCTTTTTTTCTTTCTGCTCTTCTTAACTCTTGTTCACCTGCTTCTATACGTTCTACTTTTCTAGTTATAGCTGTACCAAGAATAGGTATACCACCTAGTGTTCTAGCAGCAAGTTTTAAAGGTTTGAATTGTTTAACTAAATCTCTAAATGCAAGTTTAGTTTGTAAAACAGGACCTGCAATCTCATTTAGTTGTTCTATGGTAGGTCGTATAACCTCTGCAAAGTATCTTCCTTCTTTAGCAGTAAATCTTTCTTTGTCAATACTTTTAGGCAACTCATCAAAAAATGTATTGTACTTAGCAATTAAATCTTTTAAATATGTAAAATCATTATCAGCAATTGTATCTAGTTCGCCTTGAAAGTTTTGTATAACAGATACAGCAGCATTTGATATTGGGTCATTGTCTTTATCACCTTTGATAAACGCTTGACCAAAACCCTTTTCTTTTTGTATATTTAAAGAATAAGTTTGAGCGGCCTCTGCAATCGCAACCGTCTCTTTATCTTGTTTAAGTTTCTGATCTTTTAATAGTTCGCTAAAGTTTGCCATTTATTATTTTTGTATGTTTGTTTTTTTACCATTAACATATAAACCAAACCAGGCTGCCCCAGCACCAACTACTACTGATACTAGACCTGCTTGTGCATTGTTTGGCGCTTCTAGTGCCATAAACCATTGTATCACTTCAATGAAGGCATACGCATATGCAATCATCATAAGTCTAGGCACGGTTCGCCAGTTAGATAAAAATTGTGGTAATTCTTCTTTTAAAAACCACCAACACCACTTGATCGTTCCTAAGACCTTTTCTTTTATTTGTAAGTTCATTTTCTTTGTCTCTCTTTTAGTTTTTGATTCTCATCTTTGATATGCTGAATCAACATATCAATATATATTTCCCTTTCCCATGGTAACATATTCTCTAATTCTGTTAATGAATATTTATGATGTTGCATTAACAAAAAGTTCACACGATAAAAATTTTCTAGGTTTTCATGTGAAAGGGTAATTAAAAAAAATCAGAAGCACCGTTGAAAGTTAACGCAAATTTCTTACCTGATTTAGGGTTTTCATACTCTATTCTATGTCTTATTTTAGGCATAGTAGTAAAAAACTCTATCAGTTTTTGATATTGTTTCTGCGTCAAACTATTAACATATTCGTCTAACTCTTCTTCGGTAATATTATTTCTATCATAAACATCATCGCCTTTGTAGATAGTTTTGATAGAGTCTTTTAACAAACTAAAGTTATTCTCTGTCTCTGACTTTGTACCTGTATATGATTTAATTGTAGGATAATCAAGTATGACACCGTAACCTTTTTCAAACTCTATTTTGTTATTAGGTTTCTTTGTTGTGTCAATCTTAACATCTTCTAAATTAAGTTCATAATCAACCACTTGTTTGTCATCATCAGGACATTTTAACTTTAATTTAATTACCTCACCTACTGACTTACCTCTGATCTTTAAATATAAATGTTCAAAATCAAAGATAGGTAGTTTAGAGACATCAACATTGCCATAGGTACACGATTGAACCGTATCTATAACTGCTTGTCTAATCTCTTCATCATTATCACTCTCTAATGCCATTAGCATAACTTTTTCCTCTTTTACTAAAAAAGGTCTGTAATTTACTAATAGGTCGTTAGAAGGAAGTTTTGTCGAATATTTCGGCACCTCATTTATTGGTAACGCCATTATGTTTCACTCCTTATTATTTAAAAGAATGGTGGGAATACTCTGCCACCAAACACTCTCCCAATTGGGAATCTCGTTTTAATCTGATTCAATACATCACGTCCCGCTCTTCTAATCTCTGGTGGTAGTTTACTAATTATACCACCGAACGGTCCTTTAAATCTTGCATCCTTTATCTCACCTACACCATCAATATCACCTTCAAATTGTGTATCTTCATTTGTTCTTAAATTTGCGTTTGATCTCCAATATCTGTAATTAAAGGTTATTGTCTGTCTTGCTATTTGATCTTTTGTTGCATAGTTTAAATCAATAGGTGCAATAGTTTTAGGATATGCCTCTATTAATTCACAATAATATCCACTTAATGTTAGGTTAGCAAGTGAACCATAATTACTTACACCATCAACTTTACTATTTGATGTTTCGTTTCTATTTTCGTGTAATGGATATATTAATACTCTGCCTGTGTATTCATCATAGAAATTTAAATTGTATGTTCTATTATTGACAATTAAGTTTTGCCATGATTCAAATACAACTCTTTCTGATAATTCTGAATCTAACATAAATGTTAAATCCATTGTACTAAATTCTAAACCTCTTGCCATGTTTCGTTCTGGCCCATAAAATCCTGTAGCAGATGTATCAGTTATTGTTCTCTCTGGTAACTTAGCAGCGTCACAAAAGAAAAACAATCTCTCTCTTAAATTATTTTTAGTTTGATTTAAGAATTGAAAATCTGTTTCGTATTCTAAAAACTCCATACCTTGTAGAGTTTCGTTTGTAAATGTTCTAGGAAATTCTAATACAACTAAAAACTTAGCAGGTCTATAAAATCCCTCTGCACCTGCAACCATAGACCTAAATCTGTTAACGGTTGTGTTAACATTAGGTTTTGTATTTTGTAATCTTTTTCTTGCCTTACCAGCGTCAAAACCTTTATCTCTAGGTAGACCTATTCTTATATCAAATGGTCCTGGTATAGGTAATCGTTGTCTAATTATTGCCATTAAGAGTAATCCTCGTCATTGTCCCACGCCTCAGGACATATTTTTTTCATTGCCTCTATTATCTCTTCTATCGTATATTTATCGTTCATTATATAAACTTCCTACTATCTGCATAAACTCTAGCGTCACTTGCCTTTTGAAATCTTTGCACTGGTAGATGTATGGCAATAGCTGCCTCATCTGCATTTATTCTTAAAAAACCTGTTTTTAAATGACTATACAAATATTTTTTAATTGTAGGTTTTACAATTCTAATTCTTTTTACATCATCATAGGATACATCAAACTTTGTATTCTTGTCAAATCTTTTATCTGTTGCTGTCGCTTGCATACGCTCTAACAATCTAAATCTTAATAAAGGTGGTAGATAATGAAAGTTCATACCCATAAAACCACCCTTTGTAGGTTCTAGTGGTAATACTAATGGGAATATGTCATAATAAGGTAATGTCTTTTTAAGTTTAGGATCATACCCAAATAAGTTAAGTCGCCCTACACTAGGTCTACCATTCAACTTACCATCTCTCATAAGTTTTGTGGCAGTAGCGTTGCCTGCTATTCTTTGTACTTGACTTCTATACCAAGAATTAGACCTATCTGTATTGCCTTTATTAAGTTTAATTGTGTCAAAAACACTTGCCATACTACTATTTATGTGCTATTTAAAATGCTTTTAAGTGTTCTTCGGTGAGTATTTTGAAAGACATATTGCGCTTTTTACACCAAGCAAACGCTGTATTCCACTTGCGTCTGTTAGTTTCATAAGTCATTAATGCTCTCTTAAAATATGCTGATTTGATTTTACCAGGTTGTGGTTTTCGTGTCTGATATTTAGGTTTGATTTCTATTAGAAACTTTTTATGTGTGCCATTAGGTTGTCTGACTTTCATAAAGAAGTCAGGATAATATCTGTGAGGTTTATTATCCACACCTCTATATGCAATTGATAATTCTTCACTTCCCCATTCTACTATCTGTCTTGTCTTGTCACAATAAATCATAAACCTTTTTTCCCAACTTGATCTGTAAACAATGTTCTTTACATTGCCCTTATACTTTTGAGGGTTCATAGGTTTATATAAACCTTTGTATGCTCTTCTATCTATGTTAGGAAACTTTTTAATCTTCATTGTGGTGGGGTGGCGTCACCGCCACCCTTTGAGAAAGTTTTGAGAGATAGATTACTCGTCTTCAGCTAGTTTACTAAAGTACGATAATGATTCGTCATCACTATCGGTAGACGAGGCTTTCTCCACAGAACCAACAGATTTAGGTACGCTATTACTAGCGGGTGGGAGGTCTATATCTGCAACCGATTCCGTGCTTCTTGTTCCAGTAAGAACCCTATTCAGTTTCTCTTTGAGTTCATCATAGGATTTAAAATTACTTGGATCAATGAAGGCCTTTAGAGCATATTGAGACTTCCACACTGCGTCAATCTCTTCGTCAGTAGGTTTTAATTTACTAACTTGCTCAAATTCAGATTTATCATAATTCCAGTAGCCGTCAACTTTTCTGATTTTTAATTTGAAGTTTGCACCTTCCCAAAAATCAAATGGGTTAACTGCCTTTTCATCTTCAAATGCAGGATTCATTGCTTCTGTAATCTTATCAAATATCTTTTTACCGAATTTGAATAAGAAAGTTTTACCTTCATTTTCAGGATGTTTAGGATCAGATACTACTAGAATATTTGAGTAATAAGATAATTTTCTTTTTCTCTTTCTAGCAATTTCTTTATCGGCTTCTATGCCTGTATTCCATAGTCTAGTGTTCTCTTCACTAACTGGATCTTTTTTGTTTAATGTTGTTAAACTATTTTCAATATACCATTGACCACCTGGTCCTTGAAATGCGTGATTCCAAACTCTTTGCCATGGCATATCTTCACCCTCTACAGCAGGTAAAAATCTTAACACAGCAAAACCGTTACCTGATTTATCAAGTTCTGGTTTCCAGAATCTGTCGTCTTGGTATTTGTTTTCTGTTTTTGGTTTGTCTTGTGATTTCTCTAATTGTTTTGTTAGAGCGTCAAAATTTGACTTTGACTTTTTTAGTTCTTCTAATGCGTTTGACATTGTATTTTCTCCTTGTATATATTAATGTACGTATTATTTGTATTAATTGTATTAGTATTATTTATAATTGTTTTTTGTTCTTTGCTCATTTTTTTACCTCTTCACTTCTAGCGTCTTCATCATAACACGCCTTAGGTAAAGGATTATCTTTAATGCACTTCTTCAAGCGCTCACAGGTATTGACAATTTTATCTAATACTTTATATATTAATTGATCAAACATAACTACATTATATCACTTATTGTCATTCTTGTCAAGCCCCCATTTAGCTTGTTCATCATCTGCTCATATGTGATATATTCTAATTGACCTCTTTTGTGCCATGGGTCCCACACATCAATAGGGCTATTAGTAGGTCTATCATCTAATGCCTTATTAACTTTGTAAAACTTGATATTAGGGTTCCAGTCCATTAGTGTATACCACTGGTTGACCCAATTATCATGTGGTGTAGCAGTATTCTCTTTTGCTACATAATGTTTAGTGCCTGCATATATATTATTTACCAATCTAGTATTACTTACTAAATCGTGCCCTATCATATAAATCTCTTTTGGTTGTTCTCTCTTAACTGCTACAAAACCAGCACTTGCGCCACAAGCCCAACCATGGTCTTTGTATTCTTTCCACACATCTCTAATATCATTTGACTTATCGTCTGGTGTAATCCATGATACGTAAATGTGTGAAGAGTTTATTTGTTTCTGTATTATGTCTTTTGGTTTGCCACTATGTGTCTTTTGAGCGTTTCTTAAAATACTAACCATACCTTTCATGTTAGTACCATGTATAACAAATTCTTCAGCTTGTTCTTTCTTGTCTTTATTTTCTTTTATAATATCATATTCAGATAACTCTTTAAATTCTTCTTCACTTATCATACCTCTTACAACACCATCGTATGTCATCTTAGGTAGTTTAGTCCAGTTTCTAAAATAACAAGGTATTTTTGACGCAATACCACTATGATATATTTCGTGTATAATACCATTGTCAACAGCAGTTAAAACATCTGGCATAAAATCTCTGTATATAGCATTGCACCCGTATATCATACCATGTGGTCTTAATTTTTCTAAATCAAAACCTACTCTGCTTTCAGCATTACCAATACAGAATACCCTATTAACACCTATGTTATGATATTCTTTTATATCTTCGTCACTCATCATTTAATTGGTTTCCATTGTTTATATAACTCAAGCGATCCTGTTGCTTGATATACTTTACCTGTTTCTAAATCTCTTATCTGCCATTTTAAAGGACATTTTGTTAATATTGTTAAGTTAACAGGTTTTTTTAATTCAGGCACTTTTTTATTGTTAATTAGTTTTCTCACTTAAAAATATTTCTTTCATAATAAATTTACATTTAGTCCTATTAAATTTTATAAAAGGACTTAATCTGGCAATCTTATGTGAGATTTCAGGCCAGATAACACTTTCGGCAATTTCTTTATCCCAATTCTTAACAAACGTAAGTATTTTATCCATGATGATGATTGTTTGAATTGAGATTTGTTTCGAAAGAAATAGTCGTAGCAATCTAGGATGTTGCCCATTATGTACCCGAAGAGCATCATCAAACCGAACAGCAGCGTCACTAGCGTCATTACTAATACGTACAATATCGCTTCGAAAATTGTACGTAAATGACTCATTATACTTTCGCCATTTATTGTAGGTAGTTTCACCATCTGCTCTAACTAAATCTCCTATCCATGTTTTAGAATTAGTTGCAAAGTTAGCAACAAAGTAATCAAGTAATTCGTCAGGTTTATATTTAGTAACCAGTTTGTGAAAAAAGAACCTATCGTTTCTTTTGAGAAAAGTATTAAATGATGAATTAACTTTTGCGTTGTGTTTAAAGAAGTCGTAATTATCAGTTGAAAAATGTAATTTAACTGCAAGATAAAGTTTGTATGCTTCATAACTATTCATAATGGTAGTTTAGCTGAATTTGTTTTTTCAATCAGATTCAACTTCTCTGCCTCTATTTGTATTTTTTCTTTTAGTGATTTATTTATTATTGTTTTTATTGAACCTGAATCTAAATTATTATCTTCACAATAATTAAGCACAGCATCCATGTATGTTATTCTTTTTTCTTTAACTATCTTTTCAATAATTAAACCAAACTTTTTACTATTCAATAACATAATTTATTATAACATATTATAAGGGAGAGATCAACCCTCCCATATATTTAATCAGCGATTTGATCGCAATTCTTTTTATTTGCTGGTAGACCTGGTTCTTTATCATATAACCAAATATATGAATAAACTACCTTGTCTTCTTTTACTGCACATTTTTTACCAAATGATAGTCTTGGTTCTTTTATAGAACAAGCACTTAGCAATACACCTGCAAATAATATAGTCATTATTGTCTTCACTTTGTTAGTTCTCCGTTTTCTATTTTTGTCGTGTTAAATGAGTGAAATACCATACATCTCTCACTGCCTTGAGGTATATCAATTGTTGCCAATCTTTCACCTTTATCGTTTGCCCACATAGTTATCATATACACTGGTTGACCATCTGGTGATGAGTCAGTTCGACCTAAAGAAACCTCTGTTGGTTCAAACTCATGCGCCGTTGTATATTTTTCTACTTCAGCAGGAGTGCCACACACGCCTGGTAAATCCAAGAAGTAAAAATTATATTGACCTAGGTCGTATTTGCTGTTATGATCTGCAAATACATAACTTGTTAGAAGTAGGGTAAATAGTAGAATTAGTTTTTTCATTCATAACTATTTAGTAATTTGTGTTAACTTTTCTTTGTTTCTAATAAGAAAATCTGCTGTGTGTTTATAGAATAGGTCTTGGTGTTCTTTAATCTTTTCAGGACCATGCACCCACTCTTGTACAAATCCGTCTTCACAAGCGGCCAATATAACCGTTTGTTCTATTTTCTTTTCTGGATACATTTCTTCAAACATTTTAGCATATGCTGAACATTGTAAGAAGTTACCATAATTATAATCTGCGTCTCTTCTTTTAGTAGAGGTCTTAAAATCAACCACAGATAACTTACCTTTGTATTCTGCGATACAATCTACTTGACCTGCAACTCCTAATTCTTTTGAATATAGGTACTCTTCTAAGCAATGAATATTATCTACTCTTGCAAGATAGGGTTTTATAATTCTAAACAGACCTAATGCTGTCACAGCTGTCACACCTACATTCTTGTCGTCTTCATTATTTAAATGATTTTCAATAAGTTTGTGAGTAGATTTACCTCTGTTAGTAGCAGATACAGAAATATAGTTAGCCATTTTTTCGCCAACTGCATTTCGCCATGCTTCTATTTTTTGTTTTCGTTCTGGTATAGAACCTAGAATTGATGTCACAGAGGGCATATTAACACCATCAATGGTGTAATATCTTATGCCCTCTAAATTTTTGCCTTTTACTCCTAATGATTTAGGAAGATGACTCTCGTCAAGTTTTACATGATTAAATGCCATAATTATCCTTCATAATATTTCATACTATTATTATATAACAATTTTGTTATATTGTCAAGCCTTATCCTTCCATCAATGAATTATTGATGTCTTCTTTACTTGGGCCTGTTGTTTTAGAGTATTCTTTTTGATAAACGGTTCTACCATTTGCGTCTCTAAACGCTCTTAAATATTCTCGTCTATTCTCTTCATCATTCTTATAGGAACAATGAACCCAACCAGAATTAGGTTCTTCTGGTTTGTGATACTCCAATATACACTGGTCAAAGTTTAGATTGTCAACTATCCAGTCGGCAACCTCTCTATTAGACACACCGAATATTTCGAAGTCGGCGGCCTGGCCATCTGCGTGCTGTGAGTTTAAAGATGAGCCTATGGCAATACACAACTCACCAGACCTAAAGCCTGATGATACAGAAACCACTTTACCGAAGTGATCCCGTACTGGTTGTAAAATATTAGTACATAAGCGCTCTAAAGACTCTATGTGATCTTCGTTAGGATTATTATTAATCCCTTTACGAACAGCCGTGTCGCTCTTAATTAGCTCTTTAAGAGTGAAGTTTTTGCTTAATCGCATATAGTTTATCCTTTGCTTTTAGTTTAATTTTCTTCAAGGTTTTTAAATCGTACCATGATTTAGTTGATCTGTCAATACTTCTTTTTGTCTCTACACTATTCACTTCTCGTTTTAATTCTTTATGGTGTGCTTTGATCTCTAACATATTATCCCCTTGTAAGTTTTAGCAGTTTATCCATTTGTGCCTTGATAATAGGACCCCTATTAGGCCAATGAATATACGGCTCGTTTGACTTTGATAAGTTATATAAAAACGGCAATACAACTTTCTCAATTTCTTTAAATCGTTTATTTACGTCTGCGTCTTGTATTTCTTTAGTCACGGTTTCTTTTTCGGACACAATCTGCATAACTTCGTTCATCATAGATTTAATTGATGAAACATCCGATTTAACTTTTGCTAATTCAATGTTTGTTCCTTCTAAAGCTTTTGTATCAACAGCTGGTGTTGATTTGCTTTCAGAGGGTTTACTTGACACAGGAGTAAAACCAAAGTCAACACTTGTATCAAATTCTCTCATAAAATCAGGTATATCATTGCTCATAGTTTTCTACCTCCTTTTTCATTTTTAAATGTTTAAGTTCGTTTTGTAATTCTAATTGTTGCTGTGTGATTTTTTTTATTTCTTTTGCTGTTTCAATTGATTTTTTTACGTTGTCATAGGCGTGTGTTTTAATAGACTTCTTTGTCGTAATTGTAGTTGCTAAATCAATTCCGTTATATGCTTTTACAATAGTATTGTTATTAACAGCAACGCCAGCACCAGATGATAATAAAGCAAACTCTGAACATCCTGTTAAAAATAGTCCTAGTACAACGGGCAGGACTATCTTATTAAGGACATTCCTGCCCTTTTGATTATACAATGAGCGGATTGACCTATTAAACTCTGGTATACGACCGTTGCGTTTCAGTTGCTCGCTCTGTACTTTATTATTTAGATTTTGCATTTCTTTTACTTGCCCATTTCTTTCTATGTTTTGCCATCACTTGTTCTGTTTTAATTTGTTTTGTACTTTTAGTACCCATATCATTTGCTAGTTTACTTTGTGGGTGTTTTTCTGCAATCTTACTTAATGTTTCGTTCCACCCTTTATCACTTCTATATGACATACCACTAACACCTGCTACAATATTAACACTTGTAATAATTTGTCTAACACTTTTGTTTTTCTTTAGATACTTTTCCATTTCAGCAATGGTCATAATATCTGTCCAAACTTTACCAGTTTTTTTATTCTCAAATGTGTATGATGGCATTTATTTTAAAGTTAAATGATACTTTAATTGATTAATAGCTTCTAGCATATCCTCTAGTATGCTCAAAAGATCAATTGAATCTAATTCTTTGGATAGTTCTACGATACGATCTTTTGTTTTTGTGATCCGTCTTGCAAATTCATCAGTGTCAGGATCAATATAGTTCGCCACATTGGGAACCATTTCGCTATTAAAAGATATTCTGGCATTATCACCTTGATAAGTTTCTACAAACCTATCGTTTAATTCATTAAATTTTGTATAGTGTTCGCCAAGTGCCTCATGTTCAGCATAACTTGTAGTTTGCCAATGAGAGGCCTGTACGAAATTTAGCCAATGAATATTTGCATTTACAAATTTTGATATTGTTTCGTGCATAACTTTATTTATATGTTTTCTTCTTCTTTAAATTTCTCTAATCCATCTGCATACCATTGAGGTATCTCAGCAGGCGATTTCCATGTTGCAAATCTATTCTTTTTCATTATGTAATATTTACGATAACTAGCAACACTATCACCTGGTACGATACATTCATCAGGCATTGCTGGTGTAGCGTCTGTACCTATTGCATTAATATTAGCATTCTTAGGTGGTTCTTTTAGTAATTCTTTTAGTTTTGATACTGATACATGGTCAACATTTTTGTTGTATCTTTTTTTATACTCTTCATTTAGTGCCATCATGTGGTTGTATAACCATCTGTAATTATAAGCAGACTTCATAACCCATTGTGTACTAGGGTGTCTTAACCAACCTGCTTTGTATATGATTGCTTCTTCGTTTGAATTATCTAATCGCCATCTTTTTATCTTACGACCATTTTTAGTTTTATCTTCATATGGCGTACCGTCTAATACTCTTTTAGCAGTACAAAGCATTTGAGCAGATTCTAATATCATTTTGATTACATGCTTATCACACGACATCTCTGCTGCTTTTATTGGGTCTTTATCTAAATAAAATATATTCATTTATAACTCGCATATATTACAAATACTATAGCCATTATAAAACAAACTACTAGTACATGATTGCCTAAATTTGCAATACTTTTACCTACCGTATGTGGATTTTTAGGGTCTATAAAATTTTTCATTAGTGTATTAATTTGTCGGTTACGTATTTTACAAGTTTATATTTTTTTGCAAGGTCCATCATTTTATGATACCACAATGCCTTGAAGTCATCACTTTGTGCTTTCTTACAAGCACTTGCTAATGCGTCTAAGCGTCTAACTTCAATTGGAATATAAACCTTTATATCTTCAGTTGTTCTCATATATCTATTATTGTATAACAAATCCTTTATCTTGTCAAGCGTCTTTTTCATTGATTTTGTCGTCTTTTTTCGTCATATCCTAGAAAATGTGTAATAGCATATCTACCCCATTTGTCTTTACGAGAATCATCTATGACTTTAAGTTCATCAACACCATGTAAATAAAAACTAGGTATTATAACCATTCTATTATTTTTTATTTCAATAGAAGAATATGGTTCTCTTTTATTTTGTTTAGTATATAGATTTAAATTACCACCAATAAAGTTCTTAGGTGTTTTATACAACCATATCAGAATTGTAAAATGACACGAATCAATATGTGGTTTGTAATAATGTTTATCTTCATAGTAGGATATTAATGTATCGCTATAATTTGTAATACTAAAATATCTATATAGGTCATAAGGCGACTCACTAAATGCTTCTTTTAAACCATTATGTATATCTTCATGTTTAAATAAATCTGTTGCTTTAAATATTAATGACCTTGTAGCACCTGATTGAGTGTAAACATCAATCATAGGTATTGCCATCTTATCGCCTACAAATTTACCATCTATTATCGCTGTTGTGTTCTCATGTACAGATTGCATTTGTGTATGAGAATAAAAATCTAATTCTTTCCAAACACCTTCTAATAAGTATTTGTCATAAAAATCATCTACAACTAAATGTGGTAATAGTTTATCTTTGGCAGGTTGTATAATCATTTGTTATCACTTCTTATCATTCCAATCATATATTTGATTAAGTTTTAATTTTATCTCGTCAGGATTTAATTCGTTAATGTCTGTTGACAATAATTTTCTAAAGTCTCTATCTTTTCTTTTGAGATTTTTAGTTTTCTTTTCTAATCTTTTTAATCTATCTGCTTGTTTTTTTTCAGAGTTTTGTTTAGTTAAATTTCTCTTCATTTTCCATTGTCTCAATGATATATTAGCAGCAATCAATAATAATACTGCAAGTGGGTCAAATACGAATATAAGTATTAATATGATAATTCTTACTGCGGAATCAAAATGATCTTTAGCCTCATCACCATAAATCAACTCAGCGACATATTTTAATGGACCCACATCCGCTTCTAATTTTAATTGTTCTATGGTTATTGACGATTTGGCATTGTTCAACTCCGCTATTTTTCCCATTGCTTCGTCTATTGATTTATTCAACAGGTCTCGTTCTTCTTTTTGTTTCTTTCGCTCTTTTAATCCCCTACTAACATATTCCTTGTCAATATAAACATCAAGTGCCTTATCTAATTGATCAAGTGTTCTCTCTGATCTCTCTATAATAGATTGTTGTTGAATAATCTTTTTGTCTATAAGTAATATCTGTTCCTGATTACCTGCTGTAGGTTTAACTTGATCAAGGTGTGCCTTTGATAGAAACCCAAAGATACCCATTGATGTTATAAAAATTAAAACTATGATTGCTGTAAATAGATATGCCTTTAAGGACTTTGGTATGTCTGAGCGCCAGTTATGATAGAGCCAAGATGCCGCTACTAACTTACCTACTTCTAATGCTGAACCCATTGCAATAATAGGTACGGCTGCACCAGCAAATAAAGTTGCTAGTCCTAGTATAGAATATCCCGCTGCTATCATTGAGATAGCAATTGCTGATATAAATGTTAGTAGTGTTAAAAACATTATAATATTTATGTTAACCAGTTATAGATTGCTCTTAATGCTAAGAGTAAATACATTGTTTCCATCAATGCTCTAGGTGTGTCTTTATCTTTAATACCCATGTAAATCCATATACTGCAAGATATTGTTGCAATTGCCCAACCTATCCATTGTGTGTGAATATCTGCATTTGACAATACAAAAGCACCTATCATTGCTAATAGAAAACCTACCCAACGCCAACCATCAATCTCTTTGTAATATCTTATCTTCATAGGTATTTCTTTTTGTACCATTTATAGAATACTTTATCATTAAAATATTCTGCAATTGCGCTAGCAGGAACTTGATCACTTCTTATACAATCTGCTATATCTTGGTAGTCTGTTATATCTACTTTATATTTCTTTTTCAATTTGACTTTTGATAATGTCATTAAAAATCTCCTACGTTTTTCTTTTTCAAACGGTGTCATCGCCATAGTATGAGTGTGGTCTATTCTTTAATTCTTCTTTTTTTCTTTCTTCTTCTTTTTTACTTTTATTATAGAAGTATAATATAGCAACAGCACCTATAATACAGATACTAGATGAATATATTAGCATTCCTAATGCAAACCCTAATGTCATTTAATCTCCTCTGGTTTATCTTTTGGTAAAACAATGTTAGAAACCTTCTCTTTAGGTGGCACTTTTTTCTTAGGTTCATTTACTGCCTTATCAGTTGCAACCGTATTCTCTAGTTTTCTAACTCTTTCAATTATTCTAATTACCCTATCGGCATAATCAGGTGTAGTTGAAAATTTTGTTAATGTTTTAATTAAAGCAATTGCGTCCATGTTATTATTCATAACTAATTGTTTAGTTCTTAAACTTCTAAAGTCCTCATAAGCAGGATGATTGTTTAATATTCTTACATACTCTTTTACGCTAGCACATTTACTAGGAAAAACTCTAACTTGCCATGGATTGTTTTTAGGAAAACCTTTGGGCAACATACCAGGGTGATCGCCCCATGTTCTAATACCAAATAAGTTATTACCCTCTATTGCAAATCTACTTGTACCCCAAGCAGACTCTAATGCTGCCTGACCCATAATCATTTCGTAAGGCACTCTTTCCATTCTAGGTGTTGTAAAGTTTATGTAATCAATACATTTACTTAATGCCTTTACAAACTGCACATCATTTTCATATTCCATACTAGGTTCTTGTAGACCTAATTTATTTGCCCAATCAGTATAATATGCTTCTACTGATTTTTTCGTTTTATGTAATGTATAAGGATTAGGATAAAACGAACCACTTACAAAAACTAATACTAATATTAGTACTGAATATGCAACTTTCTTCCACATTGGTATTGGTTTTGTTGGTTTATCTTCTTTGACTTTTCTAATCATTCACTTCTCCATGTTTTAGCATTTTACGTAGATTCTTTGTATCTCTTTGTGTGGTAAGTACATAATGTTTATGTGTTACCTTATGTTCATTTGCTGGACCTATAAAAGGCACATTGTATTCTCTTTGAAATATTAAAATGCCTTTTAAGTACAAAGGTAATAAAACGTCAAGCATTTTATCATTTGTGTCTTTTGGCACTCTAGGTGTTTTAAAATAACCTTTGCCTTTTATTAAACCTTTAATTAGTTCTTTGTGTTTTTTATTTAACTTCATGCACCCTCCTCACCATATATTCATAACCATGTTCGCTAAATCTCTTTTGTGTAAATGCAAGAGTCTTGTTATCTAAAAGCACTCTATAACTTTTAAATATTTTCTTACTAGTCTTGCCTGGAAAATTGTCTAGGATATCTTTGTGTAAATGACCTGTGTAATAAACGACTTTATCTTTTTTGCCTTCTAACACATCATTGATTATAGAAACACCATTTTTAATTTGTTTCTTTAACCACTCATCAATATAATTCTTCTCACTATTAAACATAATATAATAAATTTTTTATAATCTTAAACCGATCTTTTGCACTTTAGGTTCAAACGACCAGAATAGGTCATTGTGAGTACCATTATCTCCTAAGTTTTGCATTTGATATAAATGTACCATTTCATGGATCAGTGTATCCAAAAAGTCTCTTTTACTTTTATATGATGGTTCCATTTCTAATTTGTAAAATCTAGTACCTTTTCTTTTCCACTCCATAGTAACCACTTGACCCATACACTTCTCTCTAGTTAGGTCTTTGATTAATACATCACCAAAGGCAGATAGTTTATTTCTAAATACAACTCTGTTAAACTCTTTGAAATACTTTTTAATATCTTTGTAAGTAGTAGCATATTTTTTCTTAATAGAGCATTGTCTAGTTATAGTTCTTTTAAGTTTAGCAGCACTTGACATTGTTTTATTTTTCTTCCTCATTCTTCTTTTTCCTCTTATCATTAATAGTTTGTATTAATAACAAAGTCAATATGGACAAAATGATTATAACTAAATCTTTTGGCACATATGTATAAAGTATATTCAAATAATAGACTATAGCACTAATTACATCCATTAGGTGATCCTTCTAGTAATTTGCACTTATACCTTTTGTCTGCTTCAAGTCTCATATCAGCAGCGATACCTTCTAATATTGACGGAAGATATTTCTGTAATATAACCATAGACTCAATCGCAAAATTGTGAGCAAGTCTATTTAACTCACTCTCTAATAACGCATTATGATTCATGTTACCATTGATTGTCTCAACTATAACATGACCTACTACTGCGTTTGTATATTCATCAGCATTTGCTTTTGAAAAAGCATTTGCAAGAGCATATACCCAAAAATAAAATATAAAGAATATTACAATAACTTTTTTCATTACTGCATTACCTTTAGGTCTTCTTTGGCATAGTATAAAACTTCGCCAACATTTTCATCATCAATATTAAGTAAGTTTACGTTCTCAACATCCATGATGTCTTTGATAGCAGTTTGTTCAGTGATTAAATTATCAGTATAACTTTTGACAATCTTATCAACTTTGGTTTCTGCAATATCTGTATAGTATTGTTTAACTTTACTCATAACTATTTATTTCCTTTCATAATGTAAGTATTAATTGTTTTCATACTCATAATATATCAGAAATGGGTATAGTAAACAAGCAAATAATGGAATAATAGTCCGTTTTTTATATTGAATTATATAGGGAAATTAGGGTGCGACATTGTGTCAAGTAGATGTTCTACCTTTGTTCTACACCCTAAAGTTGTATTTGTATCGAATCAGATACAATTATTTATTTTGTACGAAATTTTCGGTCCAACCAAACGCTTTTTTAACTAGTTCTGCCGTTAAACCACTATAAACATTAGATAAATTTTTATTTCTAATATTCAATAATAGTTTTGCTTCTTCGGCCTGTAAACCCTCTAGCATTTGAATAAACAAAATTTCTCGTTTTGCTTTATTGAGAACATTAGCACCTTTTATGAAATAGTGTAGTCTTCTTGCTTCACTATGTAAGGTAGTGTGTTCAGTACCAGCAGGTGCTTCATTTTCTTTGTAAGGTGGTGTACCCTCAGGTAACTCCCATACGATTTTAGGATCAAACGCACCTTTGAGTACTTGTCTCATTGGTGTGCTGTCATTTTTTCTTAAAATGTCTAGTTTAGCAGCTTCTGTTTCTGCTTTATCTAGTTCTCTAAAAATCTCAAAAAATAAAGGTGCTGATGAACCTGTCATCGCCATGTTGTTCAATGCACTTGTCGTTGTTGTAGGCATAATTTAATTCTCCTTATTCTTATTTATATAAGAATTAGATGTGGGGTTTTCACCCCACACCTTAAATGTGTAATCTGAATTACGCATTTCTGTAAGCATACGGAGTTCCGTATAACTTTTTGATACCAGCAGCGATTATCGCTTTTGTTGGAACACCCATTCTGTATGATGTACCTTTAGCAGATTTGTTAACATAGATCATGTTACCTTCTGCTCTTAATGTATCAACTAACGCTCTAGGCGATGTTAAGTCGAATCTGCTTCTTAATGCTTTCCAAGAAACTGACTCACCTTTGTTTAAAAGGTTTAAAACTTTTTGTCTTTTAGACATAGTTTTTCTGCCTCTTTTTGATACTTTTTTTGATTTTGATATAACTCTTGCCGAGTCACCGAATAATGATTTAAACATTATTACTCCTTATATAACGTGCCTCAATTTGTAAATTGTGTAGTGGCACTTTACTACACAAAGTATTACCAAGTGCTTTAGGTAATTTTGTCACCATCATCATCTTTTTTTTGATGTTTACTAATTAACTCTTCTAACTTTTTAAGAGTCTCTGGTGGTAAATCTTTTTTCTTTATTTTACTTCTAAATAAAATATCAGAATAATCCATTTGTACATAACTTAATTTGTCTTCTTCGCCCTCTTTTAGTATCTTGCCATTTGCAGCTACACTTTGAGCAACACGGTCTACAATGTTATGTAAATTATGTTTCAAACTAAAATCTCTATATAGACATGACTTTACACTCTCCATTATAAAAGCAAAGTCTTTTTGAAACTGAGCGTCATCTGTTTGAATAGAGTTCTGCCCAAACAATATAAACAATTCATCTTGTACTTTTTCCATCAATGTGGTTACAAATAATCTTGCCTGTAAATCTTTTAATTCTTTTTGATGTTTAGCTGAAATCTGTTTCTTAGGTTCCTGTTTTACTTTAGGAAAGATAATTATATTATCTTTATCGTCCTTCTTATCTGTCATCATTATATCTTTTCACCTTTAAAATTAACTAGACCTTTGTCAGCAAGATATTCTACTAACTGATTATATCCGCCTACTAATTTATCATCTACTTTAATTTGTGGCATACTTCTTACAGGTTTGCCTATGTTCTCAAACATATCACCAACATCTTTAAAATCTTCCATCTTCTTCTCTGTGTATTCAAGGCCAACACTCTTTAATAAGTTTTTGGCCTTGGTACAAAAAGTACAATTGTTTTTTGAATAAACAACTACTTTACTCATTTACTTTGTCCTCTTTAGCAATCATTTCTACTTCGTTATATTTCTTCTCAGCAAGTTTCTTCAACTCGTAAGCGTCAACAACCGTTTCGATTGCATAATCATACATCTTGTTAGCGTCACCTAGTGGCAATCTTAAACCAACCCAAGCACGATAGTAACCATTCTTCGTCATAGTTACCTCTGTTTTGAATACTTCGTATCCTCTAACAGGTGTATTTTTAATTATGTTAACAAGAGTCGTTTCTACATCTGATACAACCGTTTTTGTATTAGTTTTACCTAATTCAGTTGTAAAGATTTTCGCCTTCTTGTTCATCTCACCCTTAATCATATCGGCCATTTCTGCCTTAGCAATTAGGGATGCCTTTTCTATTGCAAGTTCAAGGTCTGGAGACACTGAAGTACCAACACCGAATATACACTCTTTATTTTTATTCTTACCGAATTTAGTAGTGCCACATTCTTTTTTCTTGTTGTAGTCATTCATGTACCAGGCAGGAACTTTTGCAACAGCCTTACCTTTTTCTTGTTTGATAGTGTATGTTTTATTTGCTGTACAATTTGCAACAAGCAAACTTAACACGCCTACAAACAATATTTTCACATACTTATTCATCATTTATTACCTTCTCCTTCATATTATACACTAACTCTCTAGTCTTGTCAACAAGCTGATACTTATCAACCGTTGTATTAAATTGTTCCCAGTTGAGAGCCAGTAAGACCCAAAGAACAATTATAGTAAATGACAATTTTATCATCTTTTCATCACCTCCCATTTACCAGTTGGATTCAAACAAACCGTGCCAGGTCTCTTAAACCATGATTGTGGTCTTGCATATTTTCTACAATATAACGGTGCATTTGAATCTCTATAATAAAACTCAGCAAATAATTCCCAATAACCAGGTTTTCTTGCCTTTTCTAGTTCTATTTCTTTTTGTAATTCTTCAATCTTTTGACTCTTTGTAATCCCAAATTTTGTATCTGCACAATGTAATTCTTCTTTTTTAACAATCTCATCACCTTGTTGTTTAATATTAATAGTCACAAAACACCATTGTCCGTCAGGTGTTAAAAATCTATCTTTCTCTTTACTATACAAAGTGTTATTATCACTTAAACTAATTTTTTCTGCTGTATATGTTTCTAAACCTGTATCTACTTTTATAATTTTTGCTTTCTTTAATTCTTTTTCATTTAGGTCGTCTCTTAATCCATCAACATCAGCAAAAGCAATCTTTGATAATGTAATTAATATTAATGTATAAAACATCAATTGTAATATTGCAAATATAGGATATTTCATTAGTTTAGTTTCTCCTTATCTGCGTCTTCACTTGACAATAATAAAATAACATAATGTATTGCCTTTAATAAATCTTTTCTATTTTTGCCATCTTTTTTCCCGTATCTGCACAAATACTTAATTGCATTTGCCTGACAGAAATCTTTATCAATACCTAATTGTCTGAGCATATCTTGTACTTGAAACCCATCCTTTGTAGTACTATAATGTTCACCATATGTTGACTTGATATAGTTTTTTATTTCTTCTAATATTTTATCTTCTTTATATTTCATTATTTTTGTATCTCAATTCTACCATCAGGTAACATACACGCAACACCAAAATTAGTTCTTCTTACAGGACCACTACTTGCCCATTGCATTGGCCACGATGGTGCAATATCAATAGTCGATTCATAATCTCTACATTTGAAAGGACCTTTATACCACGTTCTTGTTGTTTTAATAATACCTGAATTTTTAGTTTTAGGATTATACCAGTTTGTAATATTAGGTTTGTTAGGAGCACCGATTAAGTGATCTACAAAATATTTCTTATGATTGTTGAAGTCATCATTCCAGATTTGATCTGCACCGTGAGCAGCACCTGCCATAGCACAAGCCGCAATCGCATAAGGGTCATTAACAACCGTTGAACAAGTCGCCCCAGCAGTGACAGCGCCAGTGGTTGCGCCACTAGATGATACAAGAGCATCCCTAGCAGCACAATTAACTAACAACAAACAACAACTAATTAATAGTAGATTTTTTATCAAGGTCTTTCTCTTTCTGATCTTCTGCGTGTTTTTTAGCAACATACTCATCATATGTCATCCCAAAGACAACTTTGTAAAAGTGATCTAGTGGACTTGGACTAGAATACGCAAGAATTAATTTATCAAAATCAATATCTAAATTAGAATATTGGTTTCTATTAGACTTCTTAGCGTCTCTATGTGATTTTAGAACAGCGAGTCTATTTGTAAATACTTCTTCTCTCGGTTCTGGATTCTTTGATTTTGCAATATCTTTTTGTTTTGCAATATCAAACTCTTTAAATATACTTTGTTTAGTTATCATAATATAAGACCTCCCATAGTTTTGTCATATTTGTTATTAGTATATCAGTTTTTAACATTGTTGTCAACCCCCAAAATAGTCAATAAAATCAACACTTCTGGCATTTAACTTGTAAAATCCATGCCTGATTCTCTTATTTTTTGACATAAATCAGGTCCGTCAACAGATTTTATCACATAATAATCTTCAGTATTGTCAATTACCTTTGAGATTATATTGTTTTTCTTAAACCAAGTCTCTGCTCTAGCAGTGACAGGTCTAATTAAACTAGTGCCATCATTGGCACTAGTATATACAAAGTCGCCGTTCATTATTTGTTACCTTTGAACAATGAAACTAACTTTTCTTTTGTTCTAATAAATTGTGCCTTACTTTCAGCCCAACCTTCTTTTTGATACTCTTTAGTCTTAATCCACTCGTTTTGTAAATGAGTAGATACTTTTGTAGGTATTTGTTTTACATCATTACCTATCTCACTTAAAGTCTTTGTATTCTTCTCATCTGCCATTAAACTTCCGCCTAGTGTTAAGAAACAAATCACCATAGTGATTATTATCATGTATGCTCTTATCATACTTTCCTTCCCATTGTTTTAAAATCAGCAGCGTCAACAACTTGATAATTACCTTTGTTGTAAGCGATACCGATTGTTTTACCAGCAGGCATTTTTGCTTTAGGTAAAGTTCTCTTTACACAAGCGCCTGGGATCCTATCACTCGTAGGTATAGAATTTCTTTTAAGACCATTAATGTCTAGTGTTAAATCGGGTAATGAAAAACCCATAAGTGTCTTTTTGAAAGACGGTCTGTTTATACTTTTATATATCTCTTTTTGTGATCTTTTTAATGATTTCATTTAAATGTTTCTTTATATTATCGCACTCTTTACTAATTTTGTCAAGCGTTATTTCAGCACTAATTGTTAGGGAAATACAATATGCTAACCCTAACATTATAAAAAGTAATAGAATCAATTGTAATGTATCACCCATATTTAAAGTACTTCACCTTTCCCTCTACGTAACCATATCTTTTAATCTTTAAATCTGGTTTTGTAAACATAGAATTTGCGTCACCTTGTTTATAACCTTTCTTATGTGAAAGTGTTATGTGAGCAGCACCATTGTCGTTTCTCTTAATCTTTTTGTCATCTTCTAATAAGAACATATCGCCAACCCAAAATGCTTCAATATTAGCATTTGATCTATAACCTTTAATCATAGCACCTACTTTTTTACCTATAAGTTTAGAGTATTTGTCATAAACTTCTTTAACAGGTTTATATGCAAGTGTTATATGATCTGAAACTATAACAGGCATTGTAGCACTTTTCTTAACTGCATTACAACTCTGTTTATCTAATTGTATAGCAAAGTATCCGTTCATTATTTTCCTAGTTTACTTTCATTTTCTAAATTAATAGCAACATCAATATCTGATTCTTCTTTAGTACCATGATCAACTAATTTAATTTTAGTTAATTGATGAGGTTCGTCTTCATCAGCATAATTGTCAATATGGATATCTTCATTTTCAATCGCCTCTTCTAAAGTTTGATTGTATGAGTCAGTATCATATTTTACTTTACCAATATATTTTGTATTATCAGTATCAGTATAGTTAGCGTCAACAACATAAGTTTCAACACCATCACTTGTTTGTGTTAAGTCGTCTCTGATTTTACTATGATCTAGTCCACCAAAGTCTAAAAACTTTTGATCTGCCTCGTCTTTATCTTTTGCCAATACATCTTGTTCAACAACAAGTGTATAGTATTTTTTTGATCTGTATAGGTTTTTACCTACATCATCTTTAAATGTATATACATTAGTTTCTACTTTTGCCATATGTATTTCCTCCTTCTCTTTTTAGTTCATTTTTGTAAGTTCTAGCGTCTAAACTTTTTGTTAAGTCAGGCGCAAAATCGTATTTAAAGAATTGTCTAGTATTCCATAACTGACCATAATCATTAAAAAATGATTTATCATATTCAGTAATATCACCACCAAACTCATCTTCATAGGTTCTGTAATATTCATCACCAGTAAGTATTTCTACCTCACTATGATTTGTAGCATTCGTAGCAGTTTCAATAAAATTTTTATCACAGAAAGTTTTTACTTTTTTAAAATTTGATTTAGTATTTAAAGTCTTTAAATGTTTAATAGGTACATTTCTGAATATTGTATAATAGATAGGAAAGAAATCATAATCTTCACTATCTTGGTATTCTCTTTTGTACACTAAATTAAAAGTATTATTTTTTGTAAGTTTTTGTGTCATATACGTATAATATACACTATATTAGGATATTAAACAAGCACTATTCCTGTTGATTTTACTAGGTTTTTAATATTTTAGAGGGCGCATTTTGACGCACATAGAAGAACAAAGCGTGAACATCTATAAAGATTCGTTGTATTCATTAACTAATTGTGTGCCTAGTTCAAAGCAGGTCTGCATATCATCTAACACATAGGCATCAACAAACCTATAACCATTCTCTAGCATGCTCATAATCCTTTTGCAACCTCTACTTGCCACATATATAAAACCATCTTCGTTAATTTTGATAATTGTACTAGGATTTCTATAAGGTATATTACCTATCTTTTCGCCTTGCCATCTTTCAGGTGTTATTTTACACACTACTAATGGATTGATTAAATGATGTTTAATATAGGTCTTACCTATCTCTCTAGGAATATATGTAAGTTTAGTTATATCAACTACTTGTACAGGTATGTTAAAACCTCTGTGACCATAGAAGTATCTAGGACAATATCGTTTCTTTGCTTGTAAGTATTTACCAGGATCAAAGTTTTCTACTATCGCCATAAATCTTTAATCCATTCACCACTCTGATACTTCATGGCATAGTCTGGATTAGGGTGACCATGAAATACACATATCTTACTATCTGTCTTTAATGGATGTTGATCAGGTTTATATTTGTCGTACTTTTTAGGTTTGCCTCTTTCAGGCCATTTGTATGAATATGTCCACTCATCAGGAAAGTAAACTTTCTGTTTATGTTCCCACATCAAATCTGTAATTACATTTTGATCACCATGTAATTTATCAAATGTATCTTTTCTTTCAATATATGTTTTCCATATATGATTATGATGTTTCTGATTAAATCTTAACACACTAGAATTTATTGTTGTAGTAGGTTGACCAAAGTCTCTAATCACGCAAAAATCTTCATCTTTACCATATGTAAAAAACTCATCTAGGTTGCCTACAATAACTACATCTAAATCAATATATAAACAATTACCCTCTAAACCTAATTCAGGATTATACAGGTGCATTTTATTCCACCAGTGTTGTAATTGTGGGTCTGGTATTCTTATTGGTTTAATGTTTTCTGAAAATGCGTTATGATCTCGGTCTGATAAACAATAGAAGTTAAAAGGTAAAGTTGTATTTCTCTTTACCATATTGTAAAGAGTTTCTACATACTTCTCTGAATATTTTGCACCCCAAAGTACACATATAAAATTATTCTGGCCCATATTGATGTTTTAAAGTTTCGTATGCCACGCCATTAGACATTTCTTCTATTGTAAATTGATTCTCTACTACGAATTTAATCCACTCATTCATTGTCTTTCGGCCTGGTCTAAAAGGTTTTTCTACATATTTAGGGTGCCTTGAAGTTATTGGCCATGCAACATTTTGACCTTCACATATAGCAGGCACTTTATTCATTACTGCGTCTATGGCTGCCAAACTCATATTTGTAACCAAACAATGACAATCTTTTAAATCATCTTTTATATCTGTTTCCCACCACTCATTACCTGGTCGTGGTTTATTTCTTACTCTAATCTCTCTATTAGTATGTTGTTTTAAATCTTTTGTGACTTGTTGTATATATTCTTCTTGCGACATACCATTACATTCTCTTGTCACCGTATCTGAAGATGGACATAAAAGTATATGTTTTGTTTCGCCCATATTCCAACCTTTAAATGTGACATCAATACCTTTACTTTCTAAATCAACTATTCTTCTACCAGGTCCTACTTTACCTTTATTACTATGAATATCACCTTTGACTATTCTAAAATATGTCTTATCGTAATCATGTATTTTAGGTGCTGGGTATCTTGTTATCTGTTGAGTAAAATAACCTACATCAACATACCACCATTCTTTTTTATTCACTATACAATCTTTAATTAGTTCTCTATTTGCACCACCTAATCCCCAAAAAAAATGTATCTCTTTATCTTCATCTTGCCAACCCTTTTCTATATGTGGCCATATCTCATGCGATAAACATTTATCCCATTTCATTTTGTGAGTTATAATCATCCGCCAAATCCTGTCCAGTTCCAAGGGTCTTTAAACTTGTCTTCTTCACTTTTATGTTGTGGTGCTTCACTTCTTAAAATTAACACTATTACAATTCCTAAACAAAGCCAGATCACGCAAATCTCCATGCACTTACTTTTTTATATGCAACTCCATTTTCTATCTCTGACATTGTAAATTGATTAGCAAGTAAACTATCTATCCACTTTTGTCTATCCTCTGCATAATGTGGTTGTTCTATCTCTAATAAATTTGTTTTTGAAACAGGTAACCCACATGAAATACCATCTACGAAACTAGGCACACCATTTAATAATGCGTCTATACAAGCTGTTGTGTTAAATGATACACAGGCAAATGCCTCTTCTAATTGTTTTTCTAATGAGTCTGTTGAGTTCTTTTGTCTTACCACAATCTCTCTTTTAGTTGCACTTTTAATCTGTATTATTGTATCTTCTTCCCAATCAGGACAACCATAAAATTTCTTTGCGTGTTCTGATGGTGGTAATACTAAAATATATTTACCTTCTTTTTTCCAAGGTTTTATATCTATATGTTTCTTGTACTTTTCTATTCTATCGTAATCGTCTTTTTCTAATTTATCAATGTAAGTTAATGAGAAATCGTTTCTAGTTATTCTGTAAATCTTTTCATTTAGTAATCCAGACCCATGTCTTTTACCAAATCTATAAGCATGGTCAAAATAAAAAAATACTTGTGGTTTTGCCATACAATGTTTTATAAGATCACCAGTACCTCTTAATACACCAAATACTGCAATAGGTAAACTAAAATCTTTAAATGAAGGCCACTCTGTATTTTCGTATTGATCTACCGTCTTTACTTTTTTATGAATAGTGCCATCTGCACTTTTGACAAATGCTCTAATAGGTATATCTGTTATTTCTCTAGTTTCAAACCCTTGTATCATTATAATATTTAAACCAATTCTGCGAATAATCACACTCTTTATATTCTTTAAACCAAGGACCACCCTCTGTAAAATGAACATTCTTAATATCATCTTTGTGTTCATATTCACCTGCTAACCAGTTCCACTCTAAAGGTAAATCTCCTATTAAGTGATCACCTTCTAACCATTTAAATTGATGTAATTCTAAACCACTTGCTCTATTTACATAGTCAGGTGTTAGTGCTGTACACTTCTTACAATTCATCAACATAAAACTAGACCAGTTCTTTTTAGGATAAACCGTCTGCACTTGATTTAAAAACTTAACACTACTTTTTGGTGTGTAATCATGTTTACAAACTTGCACTGCGTATTTGTCATCTCTTAATCGCCATAGTTCAGCAATGTCTGCCTCCATCAACATATCACAATCCATAAACAATGCCCAACCTTGATAGTTCATTAAGTATGGTGTTAGAAATCTACTAAATGAAAACTCTGTTGAAGATAATTTATTTCTTTCTCTTACAAAGTCATCTTTTAAATTACTTAATGCAATGGGTGTAATAGATACAGGTTTTGTACTATTCTGTATTATGCTATGTGATAAGGTAGTAAACGCTGCCTTTTCTTTTGTATCGTATCCTATAAAAACTTTAATCATTATTCATTCTCATATGTTTTGTCTATTGCCGATACATCTTCGTTTACAGCATGACCTTGAGACTCTCTTGTTATATCATCATGGCTAAACTCTGCCCAATATAATTCAAATGCTACACCATCTTCTAAACCTATAAACTCATGGTATAAACCTGGTTTAACTCTAGTGAAATCACCTGCTTTTAATATTGTTTCGTCTATCAGACCTTGTTGACTTCCTTGTTGCCATACTCTAACCATCATCTCACCTGACTCAATAAAAAACCCATTCCATTTATAGTCATGTTTATGTTTAGAACACGCAACATTTTTTTTGTATTCTATTCTATGAAATTCTAATACACCGTTTGCGTGTATCAGTTCAGTTTTGCCCCATATCTTTCCTGCTTTTATTCCCATATTACATCCTTTGTGAAATCCATTCTGGACTATTATTTTGTTCTTTTCTATTACCTTTTCTATGGTCTATATATTCATTCATTAAAGCGTGTCTTGCCATAATATGAGCATTCTTACCATCGCCTAATTTTTGTTCAGAATAATCGTTTTTAAATGTTCCCATATATGTTCTAGTAGCGTCAAATGTATGACAATCTGTATAGGCAGGTAAATCATAGACCGTATCTTTGATATACCATTCAACATACTTGTCAAAAAATTGTTGTGTACATTCTTTTCTTGTATCAAATGCTATAAAACCTGTCTCTGTATATTGATTAGGTCTGTCGTAAAATGCAACAAACTTATCTCCTAATACTGCGTCAAACCATTGATCTGGCATTCTCTTTTGAAATACGCAATCTGCGTCAACATAAAATAATCTTTTACCTTTTTCGTCTATACTAGCTGCCTTTTGAGCAAATACTTTGTATGAGAATCTACAAGCGTCTTTGTAGTAAGCGTCAAATGGTCTTTGATTATTTCTTTCAACAAATTGTTTTACTAAAGGTTCTTTCTCAAACAGATTTCTAAATTCTATTAAATGATGTTTAGGATATTTCTTTACATCATCCTCTACATAAACAATCATAGGAGTTGTTTGATGTGTAGCAGTATATGTTGAGATTAACCTATGAGCATAAGACTTATATAAACTCATGTTAAATGTACTTACAAATATTTTATCCATATCTTCTCATATCAGCGTCAACCATATCTTTAACTAGACTATCAAATGTATGTTTAGGTTTCCAGTTAAGTACGGTTCTTGCTTTTTTAGCATCCCCTTTTAATATATCTACTTCAGCAGGTCTATAATTACTAGTATCTGATTTAAATATTAATCTACCTGTAGCATAATCAGATACAGAATTACCAACCCAGGATGGTTTAATTCCTGCATATTCTAAACACTTATCAATCCATTGTCTAACGGTATGTGTTTGACCTGTTGCAAGAACATAGTCGTCTGGTCTTTTCATATTCATCATAGTGACCATACCTTCAACAAAGTCTTCAGCGTGACCCCAATCTCTTACTGCGTCTAAATTACCTACTAATGTATGTTCACCTGTTTTTTTCCATTTTGCAAGACCTTTTGTGACTTTTCTTGTTATAAAATCCGTGCCTCTTAAAGGACTTTCATGGTTAAATAATATACCTGAACAACCAAAGATACCGTATGCCTCTCTGTAATTTACGGTTATAGCATGACCAAATAGTTTTGCACAACCATATGGTGATCTAGGATGAAAAGGTGTCTTTTCGTTTTGAGGTATCTGTGCTACTTTACCAAACATCTCACTTGTGGATGCCTGATAAAATTTAATTCTGTGATTTACTTGTCTTATACTTTCTAATATTCTTAACACACCCATACCATCTATAAGTGTAGCAAGTTCAGGTTGCTCAAATGATAAGGCAACAAATGATTGTGCTGCTAGATTATATACTACTTCAGGTTCTGATTTTTCTATTGCTCTTCTAATGTTTGCTTGATCTATTACATCTAGTTCTACAAACTCTACATCTTTTGTAATACCTAATTCATCTAATCGCCAATACTTATTAGTAGTAGTTCTTCTTTCACCACCATATACTTTGTATCCTTTTTCTAATAAATTTTTTGCTAGATAAGCACCATCTTGTCCTGTGATACCTGTTATTAAAGCCTTCTTCATACTAATCCTTTTATTATATCATAGACCATATCTATGTTTTCTTTTAAGTCTCTTACATCATTACCAATAAACAAACCATGATCGTGTATATAATTTGCACTATCATAATTGTTATGGTCTAGGTATGTTATGTAATCTATAACAGGATTTTTCATAAAGTTACCTGCAACAATAGGTCTACACTCAACACCACTATCTCTTAATTTTTTAACTAGTTCATCTCGTTTGCCTTTTAAATGATTTTCTAATATGATTGAAAAACCAAACCAACTTGATGAACCTATTTCTGTTTGTATTCTAATACCAAACAAATCTTTAAATTTTTCTGTAAAGTATTCTGCATTTAATACTCTTTGTCTTCTCATCTCAGGCCATTTCTTTAGTTGTACACTTCCTATTGCACCACTCATCTCTAAAGGTCTGACACTATAACCTGGCGTGACAAATGTAAAACTATCTTTAAATGGGTCACCTGTTTTTGTGTAGATGTTATTATTGTCGGGTAAGTCTCTACACCAACCATGCGCCCTTAATGATCTTATATAATCTGCGTCTTCTTTACTTTGACAAGCAATCATGCCACCTTCCATAGTTTGTAAATGATGACTAAAGAAGAAACTAAAACTGCCCATTTTACCTATTGTACCTGTGTACTTATCCAAATCGTTATTGATTGCACCTAGACTTTCACAATTGTCCTCTATCAATACTAGACCATGTTTATCTGCAATCTCTTTAATCTTCTTATAATCACATGAGTTACCTAAAAGATTAACTGCGAATATAGCACACGTTTCTGCGTCTATAGCCGCCTCTATTTTAGTGGTATCTATGTTTAGAGTATCTTTGTCTATATCTACGAAATTAAGATGAAACCCATATTGATATGCTGGGAAGTAAGTAGTAGACCATGAAACTGCGGGAACAATGATATTACCCCCTAGTTTGTATTTCTCTCTTAATATTGCTAACATGAGTAAGTTCGCTGTTGATCCACTATTGACCATTACTGCGTCCTCACATTTAAAGTAATCGCAAAACTCTTTTTCAAATTGCTTAACTTTAGGTCCCATGGTATATCTACCACCCTCTATGACCTCATGTATTGCTTTTATTTCTCTTTGATCCCAAGTATCACAAGCCAATGGATATTTCATAATCTTCCTTTCATATATTTATATGCTCATTTTAAATACTTTTTTCCATACTGCGAAATTGAGTATTGTAAATAGTTCTTTTTGTCTTAACATCGCTGGCGCAAATTTAGAACCTTGATTAGGTGTAAAGTTTTTATTATCCATAAAGTTCCAAATAGTGTCGTCATCTAATTCAAATATATCTCTTACTTCTTTATCTTTTAATGTTTCAAAAATATATTGTCTTAATATACTATCATCTCTGCCAGGTGTAGAAGCGTTACCTATTAGTATTTCGTCTGTTGGGAAACGCCAACCTGTTTTTTTCTTTCTAACAATATACTCAGGTAATCTTCGTTCATATGCTTTCTTAAATAATGTTTTTGCTTTAAATGTCTTTTTGTTATTTGCTTTGTGTTTAAGTACTGCTTTATATGATGATGGTATAGTTCTTATATAATCTCTTATTACATTACACATAAGAGGGAATCTAGCCTCCATACTAAAGTTCATACCTAACTTATCGTTTCTAATTAAAAAATCTTCAGCTAATGTATTCATACATTCTATATACATCATATCATTGATAGCGTCACCTTGAATAGGTGCTGTAGGTAACCACTCATGTAAATAATCCATTTGTTGATCTAGTGTAATTTGTAATTCAGGATTATTTAAACCTCTATGACTCATGCCTAAAGAATTTAATTTGTTTCGCCAATCACCTTTAACATGATGTTTGTATCCTGTGAATATCTCATCACCACCATCACCACTTAATGTGACTATGACACCATTATCTGACATAAATTTATTTGTATTGTAATAAGTAGGAAAACTTTTACCTTGTCTTGGTTCTTCTAAAGCATAAAATGTTTTATCCATTGCGTCAACAAAGTCTTTTTCATTTTGATGAAGTCTATTGTTTTCTATCTGTAATTCGTCACAATACTTTTTTGCAACCTCAGAGTCTTCGTTCAATGCACTACCTGGTAAAGTTGTTTCAAAGTTTGAGGTGTATGTGTTAGGATTAACACCTAGTCTTTTCATTTCATATAATATAGATGTAGAATCCATACCACCACTTAAAAACAAACCAATCTTTCTACGACCCATAAGTGTCATTTTAACTGCCTTGTTTATTCTTTCTGCGATTTCTTCTTCTACATTTTTAAATGTTGTATTAAGTTCTATCTTTTTATCATTTAAATTATATGTAAATCTTCTACCTGTATGAACATCATAACTTAATACTTGACCTGGTACAAACTTTTTTATACCTTCAAATAAAGTTAAATAACCTGAGTTGTATCCTTGTTTATAATAATGTTTAAGTGCTTCTTTACAAATCTTTCTTTCAAATCCTATTGCTAATAAACTTTTTACCTCACTAGAAAAACATAGTCTGTTGCTTAACAAACCATAGTATAAAGGTTTAGTACCATTACTATCTCTAGCCATTACAAGTTCTTTTGAATTTTTATTGTACCATGCAAAGGCAAACATACCATCTAGTTTTTTTATAAAGTCTTTACCTTCAAGTTTTAAACCTATTGATAAAACTTCAGTATCGGTATCTGTTTTAAAGTTATAATTTAAGTTATCTCTTAATTCTTTGTAATTGTATATCTCTCCATTATAAACTAATATTGTGTCTTCAAATATCCAAGGTTGTTTTGAGTTTGTTTCTTTATCTACAATAGATAATAAGTTGTGGCCTAATGTAATATCATCACTAACAAACTTACCATTACCATCAGGTCCTCTATGATGAGCAGCCTCTATCATTTTATCAATAAAGTGTCCTCTCTTATCTAATATACCATGTATTGCACACATTATCTTGCCTGACTTCCTCTCACATCTCGTTTACATTTTATACAAGGTGAATTAGGATACCATTCTGCCTTTGTAATTCTTTCTCTAAATTTTGTATAGAATTTACTTGTATAGTTTAAAAATATATTTGGTTGTTTTTCTAAATTGCCTACTTCCCATTTACTATGTAGTTCTGGTGTCAACATATCACAACACGCTGTCATACTACCATTGTAGTCTATGTAAACACCTTTGTTCATACTTGTACATGGTTTAGTTCTTGTATAGTTAGTATCTAATACCGTACCTGCTCTGTTCACACCATTTACCCAATAGTTTCTTGCGTGTATTTTACCTTTAAATCTTTCAGGTAGTTTGTAGATAATCCACTCTTTGTTTCTGTGTTGTTCTTTATCTATTCTAGGTGCGCTTAATCTATCAGTTATATAATTAATTCTTTTAAACACCTCGTCTTCATCAAACTTGTTAGCACCATTTTTCATATATGCTTGAAAAGCAAAACTATCTACACCTGCTTCAACAAGTTGTTGATGATATTCTTTGTTTATGTAATCTGAATTAGTGTTAAGACTTATCTTTACAGATGGTAAATATCTTTTAGCAATTTTAATCTTTTCTAAAATATATTTTTTATGAGATGTGGGTTCGTGGTATCTACTGAAATCTAAACGACCTGCAAAGTTAATTTCACTTAATTGTTTCATAATATTTTCGTACATTTCATCTTTCATAAAGATGGTATTTTTAAAGTTTCTTCTATTCACACCCTCTACTGATAAAGGACAAAATGTACAAGTCCTATTACAATAGTTGTGAGTACCTATCTCAACTGATTGAATATTTTTTTTAAAGAGAGCCTTAGCTTCATCATTAGTCATTTAATAATTTATCTATAAAATTCTCAAACTCTAAAGCAGGTAAGGGTCTATTTAAAAACTCTTGTTTACCAAAGTCTGTTTTTGGGTTATTAATAGGTTCTATAATCTTATATAAAATATATCTTCTAGTGCCAGCACCTGTTGGATGTATCTCTTGGTGCATACAATGATAATCAGGACCTAACTTACTAACTTTGTTTAGTATTCTATTTAATGTGTTAGCCATCTATTGGTTCCAATTCTTCTTGTAATAATTCAGATGGTGTCTTTTCATTTTTTTCCTCTATATTATTATTATATAAACCATCTCTTAATATTTTTTCTTCATCAAAAGTAAATGGTCTAATCATATTTTTACCTTTGTCTTTTCTCTCTTTAGTTTGTCTTTTACTTTCTTCGTAAGACAATTGTTCTATATCATCCATTTGCGCCATTACAAATCTTTCTTTAATATTAGAACATTACATATTTGTCTATCTATGTTATCTGTTTTAACTTCGGTTATACCATGCCAACCCTCTGATACGTTTTTAAATATTAATGATGTATTGCCTGAGGTAGGGTATGATTTATTTTCTTCAAAGTCTTTAGGTTCAGGATTCATATTTTTTACTTTTCTACCTTTATAAAAAATAGTAGAACCACCATACTCTTCTTTCCAACCTTTTGGCATAAAGTATAAAAGATGAGACGCATATTTACCAATACTATCTACGTGAGGTGATACATCTAACCCACTTTGTGTTCTATGAAAATCAAATCTAATTCTAAAATCTTTTATCTTCAATAGATCACACATAAATTCTTTATACTCTTTACCTTTTAATTCTGCTAATAATGTCTGCCAAACAAAAGGTAAATCATTTATACTTTTAATATATGGATCAAAGTAAGGACTTTCTTTACCTGTTTTAACAACCATCAATCTTCTACAATGAGGTCTTTGACCATGTTTTCTACTATCAGGTATCTCGTCTTTAAATAAACTATCGTCTGGATATTGCTCTAATAGAGTCTCGTAATCTTCATTGTTGATAAACTCTTTTATATGAAGATGTGGATTATATCCTTCGTATTCGTTTAACTTATGATTGGTCAGATTTAACATTTTCAAATACTAGTCCTCTGCTTCGCCAAAACTCTCTTTCCATAGTTGATCTTGCTTTTGATGAGAAAGTATAATCATCTCTATATGTAAAACCATACTTCTTAAATAATTCTAACCAGTAATGTTTATCTTCACAATTAACATGATGATGTCCTGGTTTACCTGGTTCTGAATAGGTTACAAAAACATATTTTGCACTTTGCATTAGTGACATCCAGTTATCTTCATATTGTTTTTCTACGTGCTCAACAAACTCACAACACCAAATCATATCAAATTTAGTTTTGTAATTTTCAAACTTACCTTTTGTAAAATCGTGTAATTCAAATAGTTCTGGTTTATCTCTAACAAGTGTATGATCACCATCTATACCTCTTGCGTCAATACCCATTTCAATTGCCTTATAGACTTGACCACCTGGGCCACAACCTATATCTAACATAGACTTGACACCTAGTTCATCTCTAGCAAATCTTATTACACCTTCATCTGTGTGTGTTCTATTTTTATGTCCACCTAAGTGGTGTGGTAATGGTTCGTTCATTCTACTAACTCCTGTATGTAATCGAATATCATTGAATCTTTAAATTCATTTTCTCTAAATTCTGTATGGCACATTTCATTCCACCATTTTTGCATAGTATCTTCATCGCTATAATATATATCATTAATTTTAGATAGGTCTGTATTACCTAACTTATAACCAAAGTTTGCACTTGTAGTAAAGCAAGGTATACCCAACATTGTCAATTCAAATATAGATGTGCTGTTATCTAATACTGCACAATATAAAAGTGGTGCTAAATCTTTTAGAGACATATGTTTATTAAGCATAGTGTGATGTTTAGATTCATAGTCACTCATAGGGTGAGGTTTAATTAGAATTTCTTTATCAGTGTGTTTTCTTATTTCTGCAACACTCTTCTCAACAAATTCAGGACCTGGCATTGTACTAGTAGGATCATTTTCTAATCCTGTCATAATTACTATCTTACCATTTTTATTATTTTTCCATTTATGATGATAAAATTGTTCAGTTAATTGAGGTTCGTATTTAGCATTATCTAATATAAATTTTTCTAATCTGTTCATACTTCTAGGTCTACAAAATTTAGCAGGTCCATATGTCCAGTGATTAAGACCCATACGATAATACTTTGGGTTCTCATCTTTCCAATGTTTGTTACCTGATATTGCTTGTCTGCACCTACTCATTGTTGCTGTTTCGAATACTATAACTTTTGTGTCATATGACTTAGCAATATCTACAAAAAATTTGTTTATTTGATTTATATAAGCTTGTCTTCTTTTATTAGTTATAGGATGCCATTGTCTGTTTTTGTCATCACTACCCCAAGTACCAAACAAACAGATAGCGTCTGAAATTTGTATATTCCAAAGATCATTATAAGTCATCATTGTATTATCAAAATAATCTTCTTCGTGTTTTATAGGTATTTGATGAAATTCTATTTTTTTATTTTTTTGACTTGTAAGAGCATAATGTACACTTTGACACACACTTTGAGTTCCTATTATAGTAAGTTTCATTTAGGTATCCTATCATGTGAAATATGAGTATGAGCTCTTGTCATTGCCTTGTCTTCTCTTTCATTTATCATATAACCTTCTATATGTGTGTAACCATTTTGTCTTGCCCAATATACTCTTTTATTACCAGAGTGTACATATAGACCTGGTTTAACTTTACCATCTACTACATGAGGTAAGTTTTTTCTTTTAAATCTCTCTAACACCCAATCATGTTCACCTGTTGATACTGATATAGGATATTTCATACCATGTTTTTTAAAACTATCTTCATAACCAAACTCTTTCATTCTTTTCTCTAACCATTCATCTGGTGGAATACATATTAAATCATCTAAGGCAAATTGTTCTACTTTATATTTTTTTAGTAAATCAGGATATTCATTTGCAATTAATATCTTCATATTCTAATTTCATTTAAATCTAATTCAATACCTTCAAGTTCGTCAGGTTTACCTTTTGGATAATCAGGATATATTCTGTATTCTTCTTTTGTAGTATCTGATTTGCAACCTGCAACTAACCAATCCCATTGAAACTCCCCTTGTACAACAAAGTCATTTATTACTTCGTATCTGCCATCTGGTAGTTTTAGTTCTAATTCTGCTCTGCACTCGTCCATACTTCTATACCAACCTTCTAATTGAAAAGTTGTTTGAGTTTCAATAGGACTATGACCTATAAGATATGCTAATATTAATATTTTAAAGTCTTGCATAACCAGCCTTTGCTACATAATAAGCGTCAACAACATCTGTCACTGGATTATTAAGTTTAGATTGATCAAACTCTTTCATTAAATCTATCTTTGTATCTTGTACAAATTGTTCATACATTTTTAATTTATCTGCATTGCCTTTACCTGTAGCATGCTTCTTTACTTGACCAGGCACAATGCTATCAAACCTCTTATTTAATTTATATAGTTTATGTTTTAATGTTCCCATATTCTCTGCAAGATTGAACACTAACCCTTTACTACCAAATGAGTAACCTTCTATAAAAATATTACCAATAGTAGTACCAATAACAGAAAGCGCCCACTCGGAAATCTGATCGTGTCGTTGTTGCTCGGAGGTATAGGGTAGATGTAGTCTGCCATTTATTTTACCATTACAATAATCACCTTCATATTTTTTTACGTTTGTTAAATAATATATCTTACAATTATCAAATTTAAACGATCCTCTACAAACACATATAGCAGGACTAGTTAAACTATAATCAATTCCAATCGTCTTGTTCTTCTTCATTATCTAAAAATTCTGCGTCATCTTCATCAATCGAAGCCTCACCCCCACAAAAAGGACAAGTAGTAGGTTCTAAATCTTCATTCTCCCACTTAATGCTATATTCTTCCTCACAATGAGGACATTTGTGTTTTGTGCTGTTCATTAGAGTTTAAACTTTTTAAATTGATCTTTCTTAACATCTTGTTTAATGCCACCAATAACATAACTTTCTATTTCTGTTTCTTGTGGTGCATTTTGTAAACCTTTACTATTTAACCAATGTTCAGTCCAAGGTAAAGGATTAGTTTTAGTTTCATACTTTGATTCAAGTCCGATGGCTCTCATTCTTCGATTACAGATAAACTCTACATATTGATGTAATAGTTTTTCTGATAAACCGATCATAGAACCTTGACTAAACAAATAAGTCGCCCAACGCTTTTCTTCGTTAAGTGCTTCATCATAAAGAGCATAGACTTCTTTTTCAGTATCTTTAATAACTTTGTTCATCACTTTATCATTCTCAAAATTTCTATAGCTGTTTATAATTTTTTGTGATACACCTAAATGCTGACTTTCATCTCTAGCAATAAGTGATAGAATCTTAGCAGAACCTTCCATAAGTTTAAGTTCACCAAATGCAAATGAACAAGCAAATGATACATAAAATCTTAAACCTTCAAGTATGTTAACCGTGACTAGTGCTTTCCATAATGCTTTCTTTAAATCATATTCACTAACACTCTTATTGTCAAGTTTATATTTGTAACCTAATAGAATTAAATTATCGTATGTTTCGGTTACAGATTTAGCTCTCTTCTCTATTTTTTCATCTTTAATTATATTATCGAATACATCACTAGGTTGTGAGTATAAGTTTTTAATAATGTAGGTATAACTTCTACTATGTATTGTTTCCATAAAATCCCAAGTCACAATACAACTTTCTAATTCGGGTAAAGATACAAATGGTAAAAATGCTAAACAAGGTCCTCTACCTTGTACACTATCTAACATAGTTTGATATTTTAAGTTAGATGTAAATATAAACTTTTGCGCTTCTGATAGTTGAGCATAATCGTTTCTATCTTTTTGTAAAGATACTTCTTCTGGTCGCCAGAAGTATCCTAATTGTTGTTGAGTTAGTTTATCAAAGATAGGATATTTAAATGTATCATATCTTTGTACTGCAAGATCAGCACCAAAAAACATTGATTGCTTTGTTGCGTCTAAATTTTTTTCTTTGTTAAATACGGTTTTCATTTTAGTGCTACTTTTACTCCTACTGCTGTTGCAATTATATATCTCATGTTTTCAGTTGTGCCAACTTGTGGCGTGTGTTGTAAATGTGAAGGCCATATATACCAATGATTAACTTTAGGTTTGATAGACCAAAAAAAGTTATCATCTTCAAATAATGTTCCTCTATCACTATGATTTAAATATATAATACCAGAGTACTCTTCAACCTTCTCAATATTACTTCTGATATTCACATGGTCATGCCATGTAAAATTATTTAACTCGGTAGCAAAATACGACCAAGCTTTTTCATAAATTAATTGATAATCTTTTTTTAAAAATGACCTAAGTGCTTTATAAAAACTATCTTTATACGCTCTTACCTCATCATTATTAAAAAGCATATTATCAGTTTGACTTTTGGGATGTTCACAATTAGGGTGCTCTGCACAGCACTTATTTGTCTCAAAGTATTTATTTATAAAACTAATTGTTTTAATAGTATCCTCAGAGTCTATATTATGTTTTTCTAACCAAATCATTTGTCCCTTATTTTTTCATCATAAAAGTATTTGTCACTATCACCAAATGCCCATTTCTCTTCTTGTTCACTAAAGAAATATCTTGTAGATACATTAAAGTCAGGCGTCTTTAATTCTTTAGGTGTTAAACTTTGTTCAAACCAATACATTCTATTATTAGGTTGAGCAAAGAATTGACCATTGTCTAACTTACCAAAGTTATGTTGTTTGTGTTCACTTGGCACTTCACTAACACTAGCATTTATAATATTAGGATCAGTGTGACTACTATCTATTGTAAACAAATATTCACCTTTCTTCTTGCCTTTACCAGGTACAAAAATTTCTACATCACAATTTTTTAATAGTCTTTTAGCCCAAATGTGTATGTCATAACTAAAACCATCCCATAAACATAGTTCACCTAGTCTTAATTGTTCTTCTTGTTTTATATCTGTTTTCCATACAAAGGCAGATATAGGAAACTTGTCAAAACAAGCACCGTATTGAGGAAGATACGCTTCAAACATCAGCGCTCTACCTTGCATACTTTTAACTGCAAGTAAAACACACTCTTCAAACTCACCGTAACCTTTTTTTAAATCGTAAAGATATTCTTTCTTAACGAAACATTTTATGTATGGTATATTCGCTACAAATTGCATAATTTATCCCTTTCATTATATAGTACAACTTTCACAATTCTCTTCGTCTTTTACTTCTTCTTTTTCTGGCACATTATCTGTCCAACCAACTGGATGTGATGGTTCGTCAATATCTTTCTTAGCGTCATATGTATTCTGATAATAAGAAGTCTTCCAACCATACTTATATGTATTCAATAAGTCTTCAGCCATTACTGATAATGGTACCTGTCCCTCTTCATAGTTCTCTGGATTGTATGACCAGTTGCCTGATATTGCCTGATCAAAATACTTTTGCATAACAGAAACAACATTTATATAACCTTCATTAGATTTCATATCCCATAAAAGTGTATAATTGTTTTTTAGTTTTGCATATTCAGGTACTACTTGTTTTAAAGGACCTTTTTTACTTTTCTTAACACTAATAAAATCTCTTGGTGGTTCTACACCATTTGTTGCATTAGAAACAACAGATGATGATTCACTAGGCATTTGTGCCGATAGTGTACTATGTCTTAAACCATCTTTCTTAATTTCTTTTCTTAACCATTCCCAATCAAATGTTAAATCTCTTTTTACTATTTCATCAACTTCTTTTTTGTATGTGTCAATAGGTAAAATACCATCTGCGTATTTTGTTCTATCAAAGTATTTACACTTACCTTTTTCTTTTGCTAATTGATTTGATGTTTTTAGTAGATAGTATTGAAACGCCTCTGTTAATTTATCTATCTGTCGCCATGCAAGTTTCTGGTCATACTTATAACCTTTCTTTGCAAGATAGTGAGCAAGGCCAATATAACCAATACCTAAACTTCTTCTTGCCTTTGTAGATATTTCTGCAGCCACTACTGGATATTTTTGATGATCTATTATTTCATCTAATGCCCTAACTGCTAAATCACATAATGGTTCTAATTCATATCTTCTATTAATCTTACCGACATTGATTGCACTTAAAATACATAATGCAATTTCACCTTCTTTGTCTATGTGTTGTATAGGGTCAGTAGGTAAAGTAATTTCTTGGCATAAGTTTGACATATAAACTCTGTCTTTAAAACTAGAGTGTGTATTACAATGATCTATATTCATAATATAGATACGACCTGTTTCTGCTCTTTCTTTTAGTATGTCAAAGATTAGTTCCTGAGCATTTACTTTTGTTTTTTTCACACTAGTTTTTCTTTCTGCCTTTTCGTAAAGATCATCAAACTCTGGTGATCCCCATGCCTCATATAATTCAGGCACTTCATGTGGTGAAAATAATGTAATATCTTTGTTCTCAATAAATCTTTCATAAAATAGTTTTGATAATTGTATTGAGTAATCTAATTTTCTAACTCTGTTATCTTCACTACCTTTATTATTTTTTAAAACTATAATGTCTTCTATCTCTTGGTGCCATATTGGGAAGTGTACCGTAGCACTACCACCTCTTACACCATTTTGTGTGCAACACTTAACGGTTGACTCAAACTTTTTAAGAAAAGGAATAACACCTGTGTGTTGTACTTCACCACCTCTAATTCTACTATTGATACCTCTAATACGACCTGCATTGATACCAATACCTGCTCTTTGAGCAACATAACTTCCTATTGCCATATCACTTGAAAAAATGGATGGCAAGGTGTCATCAACATCTACTAATACGCAACTAGCATATTGTCTCATAGGTGTTCTAACACCTGCCATAACAGGAGTAGGTATGTTAATTTTGAAAGTTGAAATAGCGTCATAGTATTTTTTTACATATGACATTCTTGTTGATTTAGGATACTTTGCAAATAAAGTAGCAGAAATCATCATGTACATAAATTGTGGTGTTTCAAATATTTGATCTGTACTTCTATCTTGTACTAGATATTTGTCTATGACTTGTCTTAAACCTGCGTAAGTAAAATCGTAATCTCTATCATGTTTTAACCATAACTCCATTCTATCAAAATCTTTTCTTTCATAGTTATCAAATATTTCTGAGTCATAAACTTGAGCGTCAACACAACTTTTTACTTGATCAGCAAAGTGTGGGTGATCCCATAATTTACCAAATAGTTTTTTTCTTAATGAGTATAGTAAAAGTCTAGCAGCAACATATGTGTAATTAGGATTTTCTAAAGATATTAAGTCGGAGGCCGATTTGATTAATATCTGTTGTATTTCGTCTGTTGTTATACCATCATAAAATTGTAGACCACTATTCATTTCTACCTGTGAGGCTGATACGCCACTTATATCTTCACAAGCATATTCCATCATGTCATGTATCTTATCAATGTTTAGTGGTTCGTTACCACGACCGTTTCGTTTTTTGACGCTTATATTGTCCGCCATCTTGCCTCCTTAGCAACGCTTATATGAATTTAATTTTGTTAATGCTGATAAACCTGAATAGGTATTATCGAATATAATATTTTGTACTTGCGTTTTTGTTTTATCGTTCATTATTAGTTCGTTTATATCTTTTTCTTTTATATCATCTGGCCATATGACCAACTTGTAATTATCATCTATCACTTTATACATTCGTTTTATTATTTCTTTATTTCTCGGTTCATTATCAAAAACAAAAACGACATCTTTTTGATCGCCTGGCAATTGTATATCTGCACCAGCAGCTGCAATACAATTGTCAATGAATAAACTATCAATAGGACCTTCTACTATGTATATCGTCTTATGTAAATTTATTCTATCTAATCCAAATATTTTTTGTTTGTTTTCATACAACTTAAGCGTGATATATTTTGGTTGTTCTTTACCAAAAGCACGACCTTGAATTGCAAAAACTTCACCATCAACATCATAGAAAGGAATAATTAATCTAGGATGCTCATACTTTTCTGTCTCTTCACCAAATGTTCCAGGTTTTAATTTGTTTACAAATGCCTGAAACTTGTTGCTCAAATATAGTTTAGAAAAATACTCTTCAGGTATTCTTCTTTTCAATAAGTACTTCTTCGCAGGATGTACATTATCTATTTTATCGAAAGATTTAAGACCTTGTAGAGGCGTAATGTTGAGTTTCTTTTTTATATCACTCTTAAATCTGTCAAATAAATTATCTTCACTGATAGGTTTATTACCTTTATATCTTTCTAAAATATATTGGTCATATATTTTTCTATCAACTACTTTTATAAAGTTTGCCAAATTGTGTGAAGCACTACAATTATGACACTTAAAAAACATATCATTTTTTACTCTGTAAAGATATGCTCTTGCTTTGGTTTTTGACTTCTTTGAATCACCACAGACTGGACAACGAAAGTTAAAAAGATAATCTTTCTTTCTTTTAAATTGCTGTAATCTTGGCTGTATTTTACTGATATAATCTAAATCAACATAACTACTCATATAATATACATTATATATCAATCCACAAAAAAAGTCAAGTACTATATCGGTAATATATTAAATAACTGAGGTGCCCATAGACCTAATACTATCGCAGCCCCTATGATAATCCATCTGTACTTTTCTAACACACCTACTCTTTCAGATAGACTAATTTTGAGTTCTTTCATCTCACACATTAAACGCTTTTGTGATAGTTCGACTTCTTCTCTTAAATCTTTGACATTTTTATTTAGTCTGCTATGTAGGTCTTCAAACTTATTTTCTGATTCTACTCTTCGATTCTCTAATAGGTTGAATATGGCTTTATCTACTTCCTCTTGTTTATTTAACTTCTCATCATGCACGGCTAACATAGACTTTAGACTACCAGATATTTCTGTTAGTTTATCTATTGCGCCATCAAGTTTAGTGCTCATCACACTAACAGATTTTACATCATTCTTTAATACTTCAATAGATGTCTTTTGCTCAATTAGTTCTTTTGCTATTTGAGCGACCGTCTTTCTTGTTTCGCCGTTGCCGTTTGCCATATTAATTAGCTAGAGGATTTGACGCTCTAATTTTTAGTTCTTTAATTTGTGCTTTTAATAACTCTATTTCTTTTTCATTTATTTTGATTAGAGTTAATTGTTTTTCAATTGTAGTGTTTTGTTCTAAAATTGTTTTATTTTGTGTCTTAAATTCTGCTTCAATTTTAGATGGTTCAACACTCTCAATTTTATTCATTATCTCACCATACTTAACAAAACCAGTACCAATAGTACCAATTAAACCAACCGTTGCAATTAAAGCTGTAAGATTGTTTTTGATTTTATCTATCATGTTTGTTCCTTTTTTCTTCACTTTAGACTTTCCTTCAAAGCGTATATTTCACTTCTCAATGTGTTTATTTCACTTTGAACATTAACAAGTGCTACTTGTTGTTGTAATATTGGGTCGTTAGATGTATATTTAACTAACGATTTGTCACCATAAATTTGTGATTGTTCTATTATATTCACACTAGAATAAAATGATATTTCTTCTAGTTGTTTTTGATTAGTATATACTTTCTTATTTATATATCCTGTCAAGTCAGCACCACCTGTCGTTATACCTTGAGTTTTAATAAGTTGTATAGCCGCAAGTTGTTGATCTACTCTCTTTAATTTAGACATTACCTTTTCAATAACCTTTTGTACTTTCTGTTCTATGCCGACAATTCTAGTCTTTGTCCGTATATCCGATTTAACATCGCCAGTCTCTTTGCTCTCCACACCTTCTTCATTACTCTCCGTCTCCGTCTCATTTTCTGTTTCCTTATCTTCAGCCACATTAGATTCAGTAGATACATTCTCACTAGTTTCTCCTGTCTCATTTGTTTCATTAGGTGTCTCTTCCATAGTTTCTGTTGTCGTAGACTCAGTTTCATTGATTTCCTCTTTCGGTTCGTTCATTAAAGTTTCAGTAGGTTCTTCTTCTTTAACTTCTTCCGTCAGTGTAGGCTCATTGTTCATCTCCTCTATTTGTTCTTCTTTGATTTCTTGTACAGGTTCTTCTTCTATAAATGATACAGCAGACCCAAACTCTTCTTTCATCTCTTCCATAACCATGTTTGTGGCCTCTTCAAAAAACTGCTCTTCTTGTAATTCAACTTCAACTAAAGCAGTTTCAAATTCTTCTACTAGATTTTCTTCTACTAATATCTCTTTAAAATTTTCTACAAAAATTTCTCTAAACTCTTCTATCTTAATTTCTTTAATTTCTATCTCTTCTAATTCTAACATAGGTAAAGGTGCAAACTCAAAAGTTTCTATTTCTTCTACCTGTGCTAAATTGATTTCTTCTAATTCTTGTACTAAAGTTTCTAATTCTAATTGTGCTTCTTCTAATTGTAAGTTTGCTAATTCTATTTCTTGTTCGGTCTCTTCACTGATTTGAACTGGTTGATATGCTATATCTAATAATGTGGCAGTTAGACTTGCACCAAGTAAGTTAGGACCAATAGAGTCAACATTAACATAACCATTATAACCACCATCTGTACCTTTCCACTCCCAATCGTATTTACGTGAGCCTGTATCTGTATAACTTACCGTGTCTGTATATGTGATGGTATTTCCGTAGTAGCCAGCGTCATTGTTTCTTGTAAATGTAGTTATTGCAAGTACATTATTATTTGCGTCTAGTATCTTAATTGTGTTTGTGTAAGTATCTCTTTGACCACCGCCTACATTATGTTGACCACATTGATATGATGATCCAGTCCATTCACAATTCTGTACTTCAGATATAGAGTTTAAGGTCACACCACCATCTAAACTATTTTCTGTTGTTGTAAATGAACCACCTGATTGTTTTGTAGTTGTGATACCTACTAAAGAACCATTAGCAGATACAATACCCTCACCTTTTGCTTCTAGTTCGTTTCCAAATGGTTGTATACCACTATCATATGAAAAACCTGAAGCCATACCTACTTTATCAGGTGATAGATTGTCTGATTGATTTTGATAAGATGATTGACCGTCACCTGCATTAGGTAACAAGTTGCCTGAGGTTGCTGTCTCTGCCTTACTTACGCTTTGAGAAGTCGTAAGGATTAAGAGACTGAGCCCAACAATATACTTTGTAATTTGCATAGATTATAATGCCACTCCAAATAATCCAATTGATAATACCGAAATCCATAGTTTTCCTTTACTAGTCTTTACTTTACTTTTTTTTTTAGCTTCTCAATTTCAAGTTCTAGTTTTTTCTGTTCAACACTATTCTTACTAATTTCATTTGCTTGTGTGGCAATAACTTCATCTTTTTCTTTCATCTTTTCTTCCCAATCTTTATTGCCTTTTTCTATAACTTTTAATCTCTTTGTATATACTTTGTAATCTGGTCTTAATTTGTTATATTTTTTCCATTGTTCTTTTGCTTCATTACCTATCTTACCTTCAAAAGGACAAGGTGTGCCTGATTGTTCCATTGCATAGAACACTCTCTCATCTTGGCATAGTATTGATACAGCTGCAACTTTCATACCTAAGTCATTTAATACTTTACTTAATTTAATTCTTTCACAATTCTCATCTGTTCTAAAAGTGCCTGCTGATACACCTAAACCGAAAGTAGATACACCACCTGATAACCCTACTACGCAAAGGTCTTGCGACATTGCTGACATACTAGGTGCTGATGATTGAGCGGTAACCCTAGTGTCGCCTGAGTAGGCATTAGTAGTATTTGTAGTTGTTGTATTATTACTTGATCCAGATTGATATTCATTCGTTGTTTCTGCCGAATAACCACCTGATATAGTGGTGTTTGAACCGCTCGCATTTGTTTGAGAGTTCGTTGTCGTTCCAGAGTTGGTAACATCAGCCCACGAAGGTGTTAACCCTAGCATAATATAGAATAACAAAAAGACTAATAATCTTTTCATAATTCCTTTTGATAATGTTTAGATAATGTGAAATAATGTAGTTTAAATCAATTCTAAAGTATTTATAAAATTTTATTCGTAGATTTTTTTCTTTTCATAAGCAGGTTGATGTCTGCCTATAATATCAAGTATTTCCCAAGAGCCGTCTTCGTTTACTCTTACTTTTGCGTTAACTTTGTCGCAAGTCATGTTGTAAACGCCCTCTTTATTTTCAGTTTCTCTATATTCTTTTTCTTTTTCTCTTTTGTTTTTTAAACAATCTACTAAATTCTCTGAAGCAACGTGATCTACTAAAACTCTATTGCCGTTTTCATCTATTTCAAATATGCAAACTGCGAATACCACACCCTCTTCAGGTGTAGATGAAGACGCTTTATGTTCTTCTTTCATCACGGTTACGTGTTTGTGTTTCTTTTCGATAGGACAAACTTGATGACCATCATCACCACAACCTGTGCAATCAGCTAATGCTTTATTCATACCAAAAGCAAATAACATGAAAAGAACAAATATAATAACAGGACTATATTTTTCTATTAACTTAAATCTTTTCTGTTCTTTTTCAGTAATTTGATCTATGTTATTTTCTGTATCCATTAGTCTAATATTTTTAGTAATCTAATACCGTATTTTGTTTGTTTATCTTCTTGTAATAATGCCTTTACAGATTTACAAGCGAATACAACTCTTTCGCCGCCAACTTCTCTACTTGCTACTCTTTTAGATTTCAAGCATTGACTTAAATTTTCTTTGTATACCCACTCAATTAATTTACCATTAAGTGTTAATGTTAAGGCGATTACGCCATCTTTTTCATACTTTTCTCCACCAGTGTAAAGTTTAGCTGCAAATACACTTGAAGCAAATAGTATCATAAAAAATGTTATTAGTAATTTTTTCATTATTGTGTTTTACCGTTACCGTTTGAATAGATTATACTTCTATTACTATCCTTTAATTTCTCAACATCATCTCTAAGCATTTTTACGTCCTCTTGCAATCTTTTAATGTTGACCCCATTGTTCATCATATTTTCCATTTGTGACTGAATAGTCTCTAACTGACCAGCAATGTGTTCAATCAACATAAATTGCTCTGAGTCAGCAGGTGGTGAACCTAATTCACCTCTTGGCCACTTAATTCTAAATTCGTTATTCTTCTCAATATCAGCACTTAAAGTTTCTGTAACCTGATTTAAATCTTTTTCAGATAATTGTGCTTTAGTTTCAAGCATGGTAATACGTTCTAACACACCGAAGTATGCCCAAACGCCAACTGCAACTGCTGAAATAATAGCCAATAAGTTTTTCATTGGCATGCTAATAGCTGTTTGTTCTGATATATCAAGTCTATTTTTCATTTTCGTCCTCTAAATCACCTTCGTAGTACTCTTTATATTTATCTAACAAATCATTTGTAATCTTTAATTGATTCCTAATTTGTGCAAAATTCTTGGCAAGAAGTTCAAAATCTTTGTCTGTTAGTCCCCATAGAACAGGATCAATGCCAGATTCCTCTAGTCTTTTAAATACTTCCTCGGCATTCTTACTAGTGATAATTATCCATCGTAAGTTCTCTAACTCTAGTGGAGTGGGTTTGTTCAAATTGAGTTTTTCACGCTCAACTTCCTTCTTAAATATCTCTAATGTCTTTACACCCGAACAACTAGTAAGGGACGTAATTAGGATTAGCGATACTAGGACACTCGCTATTAATTTCACTTTTCTTTGTAGCATTTTTTTCTTCTTCAGTTAATTCGGCGCCACTTGCTATTTCAATACATCTTGTTGCCAATGCACTCGCACCGTTTGTTATTCTTTCAATAGACTTTGTTTTAGCAATTGCAAGTTTGCCAACATCTCTATTCTTCTTGTTAAATCTTTTATCTAAATCGTCTAGGTCTTTTTTCAATACGCTAACTAACTCGTTCATCTTTTGATTTGCAGCTAGTATCTCTTTAAAGTCTTCTTTTTGTGACGTGATAAGTTCTTGTTGTTCAGCGACTGCTGATTCTAATTTGATTGCGTTTTCTTTTAAAATTGCATTATCTCTTTGCAACTTCATAACATAGGCGCCAGCGCCCAAAAGGGCACTAGCAATAATACCTATAAATAACATTCTCATACCAAACATATTATTTTACTTCTTCCAAAATTTAAGTTTTTTTGCAAATGCAGCCAAGTCTTCAAACTTCTCGTTGACATACCAACCTGCAATAAAACCTACTATAAATCCTATTGTTGTAAACATATTAATCCTTTACCTTTGCGTTTCTTTTTCTATGACCATTCCAAGCAACAAAGCCACCTAATCTTAATGACCAGTATGCTAAATAATTCATTGTGTAGAAACCATTTACTTCTATACATATATCTCTAAAGATTTCGTCTGCTTTCTTTTGATCTACTACTAGAAGTGCTCCTTTACCAGTTCTTTTTAAACAAGCGTATTTATAAGCATAATCATGCACTAAACCACCCATTAACAAAACACCAACTGGTGAGAAAAATGTTCTTAAAAATTTAGGTATACTTGCGCCGTCAAATACAAAACCTGCTGGTATGATATATTCATTACCATTGATTCTATATTTCCAGTCTTTTGTTATTTCCCAATTTCTTGTAGAAAGTAACCACATTACTATACCTTTCCAGAAACCTTTACCTTTTGTTTTGATTGGTACAGGTTTTAATTCTGGCATTTTGTCAGCATGAAAAGTTAGTTTACTTACTTTCTTTTTATCTAACAAATTTATTAAAGCTGCTATTATTACTACTGCAATTAAGATTGACCATTGCCAAAATTTCATTGCTAGTGCTACTATAAGTTCCATATTAGTCCTTACTCTTTTTATTTTTATCTATGTATGATTGATAGACTTTATAAGCCTGTCTCAAATTCTTTTTCTTTTCAGGATCTTTTGCTCTAACACTTGCTACTTTTGCTCTTTGACCCATTGCAATTGCAGCCTGCATTTTGTGAGCATGAGTTTTACCTGACCCTCTTATTTTACTTACAGATTGTTTTGCTTTTGCTTTATCTGTAAAACCTAGACCATGTATAGTGCCTTTTGGGTTTTCATCTGTGTATAAATCACTATGTTTATCTGACCCAGCAGGTTGACCTTTCTTACGAGGTATTCTATTTGTATCTTCTTTTTTAATACCTAATTTTTTTTGTACTTTTTCTATTTCTTTTTTAATCTCTTTTTGTTTTTGAGAACCAGGCATTGTTGACATAGCCTTTCTCAAAAGTTTCATATACAAAGTTTTATCTGTATTAGCAGTTACCATAGGTTTGTATGTGCCTAAACCTGGTCCTGTTCTTTGTGAATATATTCCTGCTTGTTTACTTGATTGAGCACCTTTATATTGTGGGAATAATTGACCTTGACTTCCCATGGATGCCATAGGGTTTAAAGTTGATACAGGTCCTATACCTATACCAGAACCCATACCCATGTATTCTCTTAATTCTCTTAAAGTTTTCTTACGGCCAGCACAATGTGCTTTCTGTGAAAAACCTTTTGGGTTATCACAATCAATAGACTTTTTATATTTGTCTGACCATTTTGACATTACTTCTTTTTACCTTTAAGATATTCTACGTAGTCGTTAATTTCACTATCGAATTGACTTAACATTCTAGCAGCTGCGTCATTTCTAACATTACCAGGAATAGTTCTACTATTCATGTTTTTAGATTTTGCAATTTCTTTAACTTTATTATCTACTGCATATCTGAATAATTTAACTGCTAAATCTTTATTGTAAACACCTTTTACTTTTTTTCTTGCTAAGTTTTTTACAATAGGTTCTAGTTGCCTTGAATATAACTGACCATCATTTGAAGCTTGTGTTGCAATTTCACTTGCTGACAAGTTTTCATTCATTCTAAATTTAGTTAAGAAGTTAGTTATTCTTTTCTTAAATTCATCTTTGTTTTTTTTCTTATAAGAGTTTGCTGCTTTTGGTTTTACACCTGGTTCACCATCTGGTCCTACACCTATACCTGCGACATTACCACCGCCTGCACTATTAGCAGGTGCGTCTTCTTCAGGCACACAATTAGGTACCATTTTACCATTTTTCTTTTTAAGACCTACTGCCTTATATCCTGTCCAGCATGCTTCTCTTAATTTGCTAAAAGTAATCATTAAAATCTGATCCTTTCTATGTTGTCCTCTGATACTATTACTTTCTTTTGTGTTTCCTCATTAACAACATGATATAAGTTAACACCTAAAAAGTTATCAAAAGCCACTTGATCTTCTACGTTTTTTACAATATCACCTACATCAGCAGTTGTTTCATTATTCAGATCAGTTAATGTATCTGTCATAATAAATCTACCTTGAGGTAGTATATTGTCCTCAGACGATTCTTTCATTTCGCCAAAGTGTATTAAATCGTTATCTCTTAAATAAGTGTAAAGTTCTTTTTCGATTTCAACCATATTTAAGTCTTTACTCTCTTTAAGTAATAAACCTAATGCGGCCGCATATGTGCCTATTTTAGATTTACCACCAGGTATTACATTTATCAAACGCTTCAAATTAAAAACAAATTTATGTAAGATAGTATAACTCTCTCTTTCTTTAGATGTTTTTAACTCTTTTGTTTTTCGTAATACTTTTCCATTCTTATCAATTATGCCGTACTTATAAGCGTCTTGTTTTTCAAAAGGAGTAATTAACATCTTAATTATCCTATATGTTATAAGTACATCTATTGCTCTTCCCATTACATTTGTTCCAAACTATTTAATATTGTTTTATTTACTTTAACATTGTTAAATTCTTCATCACTAACATACTTCAAATATACTAAAAAAGTTTTAAGTATTCCCCAAAACTCTCTTTCTATTTTAAAAAATAACAAAGTACAAGCTGCGTCAACACCAAAAACATTTTGTAGTACAATTAGATGATTAATAACTAATCTAGTTTTTAATTCACCTGTTGCCTTGTACTTACGAAATAAGCGTTTAATATACTTAAATCGTTTCACATCCTCATAAAACTCTTTTTCAGAGTCTAAATTAGGACAATCATAATTTTTGATTGCGTAAAACAACCAGTTATCTTTTGTTATCTTACTGAACATTAAGCAAGCTCTGCATAAACTTTAACAGCGCCGTTTTCTAATGTTTCGTAATTACCTTTTAACTTTAACTCTTTGCCTAATTTATGTTGTATACCATCATCATTAATATCAGAGCCATCAGTGTCTTTACCGAAACGACCACCGTGTTGTG